AGCGTCGGCTTCGTGTTGAGCGGCAGCGATGCCTGATTGTCAGCCATCGTTCCTCCCGGCACGGGCGCGGATTTTGCCAGCGCAGCGGTCGGCGGCGTTACCGATGCGGTCGTACTGGTCCTTCCAGTCCTGCTTATTGAAGCGGTCGTAGGCCAGTTGCCAGAGCCGGCCGTCGCGCCACTCGAACGCGACGTACACCATATCGTCGCAGGCATCCCGGCGCAGAACGTCTTGCGCCTCGGCATATATCGCAGCTTCGCGTCCACACTCCATTGCGCACGCCTCCCGCTCCTCCGCCACCGCCTTCTCCTTCTCCTGCTCCGCAGCGGCGAGCGCGGCCATGAGCGACTTCTCCCGCTCGATCCACGCATCTTCCTCAATCTTCCAGCGTTCGATGGCGCGCTCCAGCCGCGCCACGTCGGCCAGGGCGGCGCGGAGAGAATCGGACAGGTTGATTACGAGGTCCCGCACGTCCCGCATATTGCGTGTCGGCCAGTTCTCTAGTGCGTAGCTGGCCTCCGCCAGCAGCAGCGCCTCATCGTCGCCCCCCACGGGTGCGAGATCGTTCGGGAAGCACCCGCCATGCTCCATGAGCCACTGAACCGTGGCCGCTGTCCGTGCGTGCGTCTCATCGTTTGACGGCTTGCCGCTGTACCACTCCTCTGCCGATTGAAACGGCTTGGCCTTGTTCCAGTCGAACACTGGGGCGGGCTCGTACATCTCGAAAAGCTTCTTGGGGGTAAATTGAACAGGGGCGTCGATCATGCCATCGGCGGCGGGCTCGGGCTGCGACTCGCGGAGTAGGCGGGCAACACCGTGCCCCGCCTGCCGCACCACATCGGTTATGTGTGACTGACTGTCCTCGTCCCACCGCTCCAGCGCGGAGGCTACGTCGGCGCGGGTCATGGCTTCAACGCTCCTTCGCAGTAGGTCACGATCTCCTGCCACGCATGGGCAGCGGCGGGCATCTCCTGTTCGGTGTAGAGCTCGACGCGCTCCGCAGCGATCCGGCGAACGTCGGTGGCGAACGCGGTAAAACGCCCGGAGACTTCGCGCAGGCGTAGCGCCAACGCGGTTCCAGCCGCGTCAGGGTCGTGGCCCGGATCGCTGCTGTGTGCCCACGCATCAATTAGAGCCTCGTCCGCCTCCGGCACCTCCGGCGCGGGGAGGGCGCGCTTCTCAATCAGCTTCTTCATAGCACGCTTCTCAATCAGCTTCTTCATAGCAGCGGCAGCCATGCGAATATCGACGGCGCGGGTGTCGCATTCGCGCTCATCGGAAAGCTGGTTGGCGATCTGATAGAGTCGGTTCACCTGTGCGTTGAGCCGCTTCTGCCGCTTGCTTTCGGGCTCCTTCGCCGCCGCCTCCCGCATCGCGCCCGCGCCCGCCGCGACGGGGGAGCGGAGGGCGGCGATGGCCGTTTTGTAAGCCAACCGCTCCTCGACACCGACCAGATAGCGCATCATGCGTTCAAGCGTTTCAGCGGCAGCCTCATTGCTCATCGTCACTTCGCTTTCTCCTCTCCCTGCGGGGTCGCTGCATCCAGGGCGCGGGCGGCTTCGATGGCGGCGCGGAGGGATTCGGGGGTGGGGTTCATCGCGCCTCCTTTTTCGCAGCGGCCAACACTTGATTGAGTCTGCACGCCTCGTCGATCCCGGGGTGCGTCTTCACGTCCACCCCTCGCACGAACTCCATCCGGTAGCCGTCCGGATAGTGCTTTTGGAACGTCTCATGCCGATCCGGGCGCGAACCTTCAAGTATCCCCAGGTCGTGCGGCATGTACGCTTCGGAGCTACAGACGTGGCTGCCCAAGCACTGCCCATCCTGGGCTAGCACAACGGCGTCGTACCACTGGTCCGATCCACCGTTGTTGAACCCGTAGATCACGGGCAGTTCTTGCACGGGCTTGCCATGCGGGTTGAAAACGGCCCAACCTTTGCCCTCATGCTCGTAGACGTGCTGCGCCTCGTAGAGCGCGGCTGCTGCTTTCGTGGTCATGCTTCCTCCTCGCGCTCTCGCGCATCAGATCCCCGCTGCGACGCTGTGGTCATAGCCCATACGCCCGAGACGCGGCCTCAGCTCGCACAACATACCAGCGGCCAATGTGGCCGCAGCAGGGAGAGCATACCTACACCGTGGGGTCGGTTTCCTCGGTCTTGCTCAGATCCACCTTGTTGCCGGCGTCCTGGAGGGCTTCGAGTCGGCCGAGTGCCGTTTCGACAGCCGAGATGACGATGGCGCGGGACTTGGGGCTGATCTTCTTCCAGTGCTTCTCCATCTTCTCCAGTCGCGGGGTGATCTGGTTGCAGAGTTCCGCGACAACAACAGACGAGGGGCGCTTCACACCAGCCATTGCATTGCTCCTTCTTCTTGGGTTTCCGAGACAGTCACTCGCTGTCAAGGTAGAACGTCCGGCCGGGTGCGGTTGATGCAGTTACATCTCCCGCCGACTCCCGCCAAGGATTCCCCGGCCGGAAAGCGTACCCCGACTATAGGGTTCCATCGCCTTTTCGGCTTGCGCCCGGCGACGATTTCCACAAAGCCAGGGCTTAAATCAGTGAATCATTCCGCACATCCAAAGCTGTGCGAACAGGCACGCCAGCAGCGCAATTGCGACCGCTATTGCGACGGGGTTGTGGTTAGCATGGCGTCGCATTTGCCGGCCGCGACTCATGGAGCCGCGCCTCCAGCCTGCTCAACACCATGGCGCGCCGTACATCCTCGCCGCTGTACTCGGGGCCGACGCGGCGCATGACTTCGGCCACGTCATAGATGGCTTGCGTCACGTCCGCCAGCGTGAGTCCGCTGCCCTTCAGCGTGGGACATAAATCCAGCATGAGAATAGGCGGCGGCAGAAGGTCAGCGTCGTGCCAGCCTCGGCCGACACCCTTCTCTCTCTTTTGAAGATGGAGTAGTGGGTGGTGGTACGGTGCGGCTATCAGCCGACCAAGCGTGTCATCCACAACCGATGGTGTGTAGCCGTCCAATGCGTAAGTATAGTCGGTCATTGCTCACCCCACTTCAGATCCTCAGCTCCACACTTGGGACAGATCGTGATAACGCACTCTTCAACTCGGCGCGTCACGTCCTCCTCGCGGATCGTTTTCTCGAACACCTGAGCCTCGGCCTGTCCCTCGAATTTGCAGACGACGCATACAAAGTCGCGCAATTCCGTGAGATCGGGCTCGTCGAATTCCGGGAGCTGCTGATCGTCCAGCATGGCCTGGGTTACGCCGGGCGGCAGGCTCCATCCGAAGTTAGCCGGCATTGCTGGCCTCCTCTTTCTTGGCGGCCATCTCCTGCTCGACGCGCTCGATTTCTTTTAGGACCTCATCGAGTGCGACGGTTGCCTCGGCAAACTTGGCACGGGCAATCTTCAGGCGAGAGATGGTGGCATCCTTGTCGCGCGCTCGGGTTACAAGGATAGTCTCCAGCATGGCGGTGCCGCGCTTCCCGATGCTCCGGATTTCAGCTATGGGATTCAGCATCTTGCGCCCCCTCTTCCTCGGGCTCGGGCTGTTCGCTGGTGTCGACTACTGCGTTGTAGCGCGCCTCCAGCTCGTGCAGCAGGGCCACTTCGGCCTCGATGGAAAGGGTCGGGGTCTGGTCGGTGACGGTGACGCTGCAATCGGGTTCGCCGTTGCCGGTTTCGATGGCGTAGGTGATGGTCCACGGCTTGTTGCCGACGTGTCCTCTGCCCCGTACGGGCTTCGTTGCGGTGATCTGTGCGCCCTTGCCTTCGGCCCATCGCCGGAGACTCAGCCACACCGACACCTGCTTGACCTGCTTGTCGGTCGCGTTGCCGATAGGGAAGGTGTCGCTCATGATTCCAGCTCACGGAGATAGCCGGCCAGGGAATCGGCCAACTGGATGAGCTGGCCGGGCTCCATGTCGCGCGGCACAACGTAGTTCTTGCCGCCGTCGCTGAACATGGAGGGTCCAACCTTGTCGATGATCGGGCGGATGGCGTCGTTGACGACGATGATGGTCACTTCGATATTCTGGCCGTCCACGACGCGGGCCTTCTTCTCGACGAGGTGCATCTTCTTGGCGCACGCCATCAGCTTTTGCTTGTAGGGCAGCATCGCGGGGTCGTCCATGGTGGCGGGCACCCTGCCGGCCGGGGTGGGCGTGGTGGTCACGGGCGGAGCCTCCTGCTTGGGTGTGGGTGTCGGGGGCGGCGGGAATTTCTGCGGGGTCGGGCGCTCGCGGGGGTCGCTGGCCGGGCGGCGCGGGGTGATCTGTGCGTCCTTGCCGCTGGCCTTGCTGCCGTCGTCGTCCTCGTCGCTGGCAATCGGGAACCACATCCCCATGGTGTAGCGCCGACAGTAGGACAGAAAGCTCCCGAGGTTCTGCATGTCGCCCGGCTGTCCGATGATCGGCATGGTGATACGCTCGGTGTGCCCGCCGCTATGCGACATGTACGAGTCCAGCGTCCACTTCCCGTTCCCGGCTTCGACGCGCGGAGCCCACCGCACAGATAGCCCGTTGTCGGCCATTGGCTGACGCACAGCGTCGAGGATCTCGTCTAGGGTGGTGTAGCTGTAGCTGTACGCACCGCCCGACTTCATTGTGACCGTAACATCGCGGTTCTTGCCGGGGTTCTTGATTGCACCACCGACCCTCGCCATGGCGCTCGCCCACTGGCAGAACGGATCGGGCTCCGTTTCGCGCGGCTTCTCGATGGGGACGTATCCGTGAAACAGCTTGCGGTAGCCGGGAGGGGGCGTGTCGGCAACCGGCGGTGCATTCGGGTCCGGCTCCGGCCCGCCAAGGGCGTTTTCTATTAGGGCTTTGAGGTCGTGCTTCTTTTTTGGCGCTGACTCCATCAAAGCGCCGGTGGCGGCATTGTCGAGCTGCTGCGCGAAGCTCTCTTGTTCTTGGCTCATTGCTCACCCCTTTCTGTTACTTGCGCGAACTGGCAACAATCGCGTCATTGTACGTCTCGCAACCGGGGATGACGCACTTACCCTCGGTGCGCCGCGCCTCTGCGTTTAGCGCGGATTCGTTGGGGAGTTTATACTCGTTCGGTGCCGATTTGTAGAACAAAACCGGGTCAATAACCCGCATCTTCCAGTTGGATCGGAGCCCGACACCAGCCACGCCTTCGATTGTTTCCGGGGCCTGCTGTAATGCGTCGGCCTGCTTGAGTAGCTCGTCGGCTGTCCGCTGTGCAATCGGATCGTCCTTGTCTTTCATCAGGTCGAGGGCTTCCCACTGGAGCTGTTCGCGCTGCGCTTGCAGGTCTGCCGCTATCTGCGCCTGTCGCTCTGCTGCTCGCGCGCGATACCGCTTAATGTTCGCGTCGATCTTGGCGAGAAAGGCGCCTAGCTCTCTGATTGCCGGCATCCAAATCTCGTCGATGCGCTTGCCTTCCCGCAGGCTCGGCTCCTTCTCTTTCTTGCGCCTGGCGTCGAGGTCGGTGGCGGTCTTGTTGACCACCTTCCGCATCTCGGCAACAATGTCGTAATCGTCCTGGGTGTCGATGGCGATGGCTTCATCGGGGACGATAAGGCAGCGGGCGCCCTCTAGCAATTCTTCCGGTGTCGGTGTCACGGCTTCACCTTCCAGTCGGTGCGCTGCCGCTTGCCGGGCTGCTTCTTGCCGAAGCTGACCTGCACATTGTACTTGTTGGCAAGAAACTGCGCGAGGGCGAGGGCCAGCTCGTCGGTGTCGGCGGCGAGGTTGGTACTCTCTACGTCCGCGTAAACCGCGTCAACAAACCGGCCATCCGGCATGATGCAGACGCGCAGCGTGCGGGGCTTGTTTTCCGGTGTCGGTGCCGATCTAATCATCTGCTCCCCCGTGGATAGCTTGCTACCTAGATAGATTCTTACACTCGATGGATTCGGGATGCAAGGGGGAAAAGCAAAAAAGATGCGGGGCCGGAGCCCCGCACCTGTGGTTAGTTTTGCTTGGGGAGTAGCTGGTTGCCCTGCGCGTCCTTGATGCGCCAGCCCTCGTATTTCATCGCCCAATCCCAGGATGACGACTGGACTTCGTGCAGGTATTCGAGCGCAGCGTTTACGGCGTGGTCGGGCGAGTCGCGCACGAATGCCGCCACTCGCTTACGGCCGTGCCAGAGGACAACGGTTGCCGGTTCCATGTTAGGTTAGTACTCGTCTGGTAGCAGCACGGTTGTACTGCTGCGGTCGGCCTCGGTGATGATCCAAAACTTAGTGCCATCCACGTCCTTGTAGCTGGACAGGATGCGCGAACCGTGCTTGATGGCGTCCTCGTTGGCCTGCTTGTCCTCGTGGTCGAGGTCGCCCCAATCGCCGGCCTTGTGGCGGGCCAGGGCGGTGCGGACGGCAAAGCCGGTCAGCTCCAGCGCGCCGGGCGTCGCCACCACCTGCCCGAGTGGAAACCTGCCGTTGATAGTGAGTAGCCCGGCCTGCTCGGCCCTGGCCAGAAAGCCGTCGCCAACTGGGTCACTTGCGGTAGACATCTCTTCACCCCTTTTGCTTGGAATTGCATAGAATTGATGCCCCGCCGAGGACATCCCGGCGGGGCTGGTGGTCTCTAGTTCAGCTCGGGATTGCTGTCGGTCGGGGCGTCCTTGCCGATGATATCCTTGCTGATCTTGACCGCATTTTCAGCGGCTTTCTTGAGGTCGTCGCCCGGATTGACGGGGACCATCATAACTGGCGCGGCGCCTTCGATTCCGAACATCATGGCAAACAGCTCGCTCATGGTGACGCCGACTGTGTTTGCGATCTTCTTGGGGGCTTCGGGCTGCTCCATCATAAAGAGGACCGCGCTAACCTGTGCGGCCTGTTCGTCCATCACCTTCAGCAGCGTAAGAGCGCCGATGACGAGGCCGCCACACTCGCCGCCCTTGCCGTTGTCGGCCTTGCAAGCGGTATGACAGAGGAGACAGCCGTGCTTGCCGTTCTTCTTGGTGCCGTGGTCGGAGTCGCTGGTCGGGTATTCCTTCGCGCACCGGATACAGATATGCGCGGTGGCGTCCCTGCGGACGATGCTCATAAGTCGGCCCAGGGTCTTGCCGCCGTTGCGTTCGCCGTCGTCGTTTTTTAGCTGGTTCCTGATTTCGTTGATGTCCACTTTTCACCCCTGCTAGTTGTTGAGCTACCACCCACTCCGGCCGGTTGCCAGAAGGGACAGGAGCCCAATGAGAATCCAAAAGAAAATAACCTTCTTGGGTACGGGTTCGGGGTCGTTCGGGTCAAGAGCGCGCCAGTATTTCATCGCTTTGCCTCTACCATCTCTAGGGCTGCCATCATGTCATCTTGTAGCCACTTCTGCAAAATCTGTGCCTCAGCTTTGCCAGCGCAGTCGCAAAGGTTAAAGAGCGTGCCCTCGCGCCAGCCGGGGCCGAGCCGGGCATAGACTGACCAGCAGGTTGTGGCCGTGTTGCCGGGCTCGATGCTGCCGGGCTCCCATTCCTGGTACTGGATCTGGTACACCTCGCCGGCCCTGTCGAGCGTGCCGATACAGTAGTGAATCTCAATGTCCTTTATCGTCACTTCCTCGACGCGCTTTGGCTTTTCTTTGCTGTCCTCGTTGTCGGTGTCGCCCTCGTTGCCGGTGTCGCCGGTGCCGGGGTGTTGAGCCTTTGTGCTGCCGCGCGGCCCGTCCGGTGGCGGCACCGTGCCGTCGCCGGCGCCGCGTTTCTTGCCGCTACCGGGCGGAACCTTCACGCCGGGATCGGGGAACGGTGGCGGGGGCGGCGGGGTCTTGTAGAACGGCCCGTAACGCTCACACAACCGCTTAATGTCCTCGACTTCGGCGCGGTACTTCTGCCACGCCTGCGCTGCGTCCTGGCTCATTAGCTAGCCTCGCCGGGCAGGATGCCGGCCGCAAATTGAATATCTACCACGCTGCGCCGACAGACAGCGCACTCCACGGTGTCAACGTCGGGCTCGTCAACGCGGATCGGGATTGCCCCAAGGTTAATAGCCTGCTCGACTTCGGCGGGGTCGCTGTCCAGGTCTAAACACTCCAGACAAAACACGCGCCCGGACAGGTGATCGGCAAGGAATACGACCTCTCCGGTACCCACGGTGCCGGGCGTCATCGCACCACCTGCTTGTCGTTGACGTTGACTGTCATGGCATCAACCGGCCGGCAGAAGTGAATCAGACAGAGCAAATAGAGCGCCCGCTCGATGCCGCTGGACAGCCAAACGGCCGCCGCTATTGACACAATCGCCACAAGGCGCAACAACAGCGCGAACACCTCGCTAAATAGCTTCCGTTTCATGTTCTCACCCCTACAGGTTGCCGGGTCGGCCAGTGCAATTCTCTACAATTGCAACGGGCGCCCCGAGGTTTGTTTCTTACTTGGCAGGTCCCATCTCGACAAACTTAGAGAGCTGCTGGATCACCCAATATTCCACCCCGCCTGGCTCCGGCCCGCCAGACCTGAAAGCCATCTCCCCTACGTGGATGTCGCCGTCTGGCCACGTATCTTTAACCGCATCGCACCACCCGTACGCGCCAGACAGGTGCGGGATTGTCTGCTCCCAATGACGGAAGATGAGGCGGCGCAGCGTCGCCGGGTGGCACATAGCGAAGGCGGCAATTGAGCTGTCCATTGGATGCTCAGCGGACTTAAACCGAACGCGCATACGGGAGTGGTAGTTATTAGCGCGCAGATCGACGTTTCCGGCGTACAGGTCAATTTCCACCCCGTAGCCTGCCGCTTCCAGTGCCATACAGACAGACAGCAGCGCGGCGCCCCTGTACCTGTATTGTTCGGCAGAATAGGCGCAAGAAACAGACAGGTTGACAGTCACCCGGACAACCCCGTAGCCCGGTGCCTCCGTGGCCACCGGGTACAGGTCCACGAAACAGTCGGGCCGGCCCGTGATGTATGCGGCAGGGTCGAGATAGTGCCCGGTCATGGCGTACTCTGGCGCGTGCCTGACCATGCGGCCAGCGATGCGGGACGATGCGCGCGTGGCCATCTCCGCGATCCGGTTGGCCTCTTCCCGCCATCCATCGCGGGCAACCCGCTGGCATTTTGCTAGACCCCACCCGAGATCTCGCCAATTCGAGTCGTTACCGCTCTTGCACCTTTCCCCCTCTTCGCTGGCGTGGTCCAGGTACGAATTGGTCGTGTGCTTTGGCTCATCCCATGACCGAAGGAACGCGCCCCAAGATGGGTAGTCGCTAACGATGTAGCCGGGCCGGGAGTCGTCAAGTCTCATAAGATCACCCCGGGCTTTCCGGCAGCATTGTTGAAGCGATCCACCGTGTCACCGTCAAACCCGCTCATTATCAGGCATTCCGCGATGTCGGCAGGCTTCCAATCGGCCGCCAGCAGACGGGCGCCCTCGATGCTTGCACGGGGGGAGCAAAGAGCTTGAAGCTTGGCGTTGATAGGTGCGGCCACCTTACGGGCTTTCTGGACCCACTGGACCCAGGGCCCTGCCCCCTCATGATGCGCGCAAGCCGCCGCCATCTCTAGCGTCTCGTCAATCGGCCAGAACAATCTGGCAAACCGGGAGAGCGTTGCCACGTCGGCCTGCCGCCGTTCCGGGTGCAGGGGGGACGGTCCAAGCCCCGCTGTATTGTCTGCGGCGATGAATAGAAAGCCGGGATCGCGGGCGACCGTGCCGCCGGCCCAAGACATCGAGCCGTTGGCCAACCCCGTGTTGAGTTTCGTCAAGAGGGCGGGCGATCCGTTCCAGATCTCATCGATTAGGAAGAGCGCCGGCCCGTTGTCACCGGCGTATGCCTGGACGAAACCCGGCCTGGTGTAGGTCGGGTCGCCGCCTTGCAGGTTGGGGAGCGGTCCCGCACCGAACAGCAGGTAATCCGGGGACATGGGGGACAGCTCAACATGGTCAAACCCAATCCCTAGCAGCTCGGCCGCCTTGTGGCAGGCGGTAGACTTGCCAGAGCCGGGAGGCCCCCAGAGCATGACGTGCTGACCGGCTTGCAGGAGAGATAGCAGCTTGGGAAACATGCAATGCACCGGGCCAGATGTCTTGTGGATCTCACCCGGCTTGCGGTACTCCACGACCACGGGAAACGTAGCCTTCTGCACTTCCTCCCGCGCCACCTTACGGGCGATGCCCTCGACCTGGGCGGGGTCAACGCTGGCCGCCTTAATGAGCGGGCCAACCGCTGCCGCGATGCTGGCAGCCAGATCACCGGTAGGTGCCTGTTGTTCGTCGCGTGCGTCCTGCGCCTGATCTTCCGCGCCGAACAGCCCATCGGCCGTGCTAGCCTCCAGCTCATCGGTCGGAATGTCGCCCGCCCGCTTGTGCTGAATCTCGTTCTGTAGGTGCTCGTACTTCTCGACCAAGCGCAGATCTGAGCAGTCCGTATGCCAGATGAGGCCGCGCACACCAGGGACGTACCGCACCGGCTGGCCGATCACAATCCGGCCACCGTGGATGCATCCCTCGCGTTTGCAGGTGCCCCCAAACCGGGCATTCATGGGAAGCGAACGCTGCATTCTCACCCCTCAAGATATCCCCCCGTCCACCATGGAAAGAGGGCAAAACCACCCTTGCAAGATGATATCACCCCGTCACCACCCTTGCAAGATATATCCCCCCGTCCACCATGGAAAGAGGGCAAAACCACCCTTGCAAGATGCCTGCCAACAGGCACGCTCTGGGGTGCGGCTTGTATGTTGTTGCGGCGCAACGGTTTGCAATTCGCTGCAATCGGCTGGTAGGGGCGGATCGCGGGAGGAGGGTATCCGCTCCGTCCCGATCTCATAATCGCAGGTTTACAAACGCTTGTATCATGCTGCGCTGCATGGATTTAGGCCCTGTCTGAGATCCAGACGCTTCGTCCAGGCCCCAGACAAGGCGCAGCGGAGGAATGTCGTGGCAACGAGGATTCGCCTCGCGCGCGAGCCGCGCCGGGCAATCGAACGCGCGAAGGGGGTGGGGTGCGAATCGCGGCGCGGGACTCCGGGGCGTATTATGAGTAGTGGTACCCCTTCCTCAACGCGCGTATCTAGTGGAGTGGCAGCGATTTGCGGCAATTTTTTCCCAAAAATCACCAGGGGTCCAGCAGGCTCTCCGCCTCAGCGAAGAAGCCCAGGGCGCCCAGGATATTGCCCTTGGCCAGCTCGCGCCGTCCGGCCCACAGGGCGGCTTCATAGGGATCAGCCGGTTGGTGGCCAAACATCCGTAACAGGTCGCTCTCTATGGAGTTACGTTCGCGGGCCTTTTTTTCGGCATAGACGTTCCGTTTTTTGGTCGGAATTGGACTGCTCCCGGCTAGGGATATAGGGCTAGGGTAGGGCTAAACACTACCCTTCTTTTGGTAATGTGTAGAGGGGGAGTGGGGGGGGCTAAGATAGAGGGTTGCCCTATCCTAGCCCTAACCCCTAACCGCTCAGAACTCGTCATTTCCCGTCTCGGGGTTGCCCTGGCGGAGCGCAATTCCTTCGAGGAATGACCTGTTGCCGGTTTTCATAACTCGTTTGTAGCCTTTGCGTTGCATCGCGTCTACGAACTCGTTGAGACGCATGTTGAAGGAGGCCGGAGCGGTGGATTTGGCGAACGTCCGGAAGCTCTCGTACAGGGCACCCGTCCGGTAGGCAGTTAGGGCTCCCACCTCGCACGCCTCGCTCACCCATTGGCCTAGTAGGTCGGCGTCGTGACGCCAGTTTTCGGCCGCTATCTTAACGGCGTCCGACGTTCCGAGCCCGTCCCGATACCAGATCGTCGCGCCCTCGATGGCCCAACGCAGGATGCCGGGAAGCTCTGCCTCCAGCTTCTTCCCGAGCTGGTCGTCTACCTGGTCGTCTGGAATGCGGACGGTGAACGGGATCAGCCTCATCCGGTCCCACACCGCCTGGTCGTCGGCCTCGATCTCGGGAAGATGATTCGTGGCCAGCCACAGCTTGAACTGCGGCTTGAACGTGAACCATTCCCCGTAGAGAAACCTCGCACTCACCTTCTCGTTGCCCGTGATGAGCTTGAAGATGCCAGTATCTACTGCTTTGCCGCGCTTGTTCTCGCTCGCTGCGACAAACCTGACGCCCCTGAGAGCGGCCAGATCGTTGTACGTTTTCTCGTCACGCCCCGCCATAATGAGGTTGGAAGATGCGGTTGTGGCGTAGTCGCCCATTGCAGCCTGTATCGTCTCCAGGAATGTAGACTTGCCGTTTCGGCCCTCGCCATGCAGCACGAAAGCTACGCGCTCTTTAGTCTGCCCCGTGAGTGAATACCCGACTGCACGCTGGATGAAATCCATGAGATTTGTGTTGCCGCCCGTGACCGTGTGCAGGAACTTCAGCCACGTCGGGCACTCGCTTGGCACCCCGTCATAACCCGCGTTTGTCATGCGCGAGATATAGTCGTCCTCCAGGTTGGTGTAATAGCCACCCGACGACAGCATGACCGTGCCTAGCGGTGTGTTCAGGAGATTCGGGTCGGCGTCAAAATCCTCGCTCTTTCTGGGAACAAGCGACCTGCCGAGAGTGAGCATCTCCCGTATTGCCTTGCCGCGCGCCAGCTTCACGCTGGCCTTGAAGTGCGCTTCCCCCTTCTCTGTCCCGAGTCTTTTGGCTTCTGCTTTGTAGTCGGCGGCGAGCGACATGGCCATTCGCACGGCCCCTTCGTCGTCATCCTTGGCCCAACGCAACCCATCCCATCGCACCCATGACTTCCAGGCGTGGACGTAGTAGAGCGTTCGCTTGTACTTGCCTACGAACTGCTCTGCTGTCTCGATATCGGTATGGGGTATTTTAAGTGTACTCTTTCCCGATGACGGCGGGGGAGTCTGTGCGAGCTGATTGGTATTCAGCTCGTCGCTCATTACTTACCTGCGCCACCAGTCTCGGCGGGGAAAAATTCACCCCACCTCGCTTCGAGCGCCTGCTCGGCTGCGACGCGGGCCGACTTCACCACCCCGCGCGCGCGCAGCTCCATCAGCCGACCCTTCCACTTGCCGTCCACCCAGATCGCCCCGCGCAAATCCCGGTCCCGCTCCAGATCGGGCTCCGGCAGATCGTCCATCGCGCCCAACTCGTTGCTATCAGCCAAGTTATCGCTCACGACTCCTCCTCCTGGGCCACGCCCGTACTCTCTATACTGCTATCTTGATATCAAGTCAACAGGAAAATGGGGCTCCCCGAAAAAAATACTTGCCACCCACCGCCGGTGGGGGTGTAGGTTAGGCGTGTCCACCACCGGAGGGGCCATGCAATTCGATCTCGCCAGTTTCGCGCTCGGATTCTTCTCGGCGTATGTCGCATCCGCCCTGGCCATTCTACCGGCACTGGCGATGCTCGGACGCCGGCCCCGCTCGGGCAACCCGGAAGGCTCAGACCGGCCGGCGCGTGGAGATACCGCGCCGGGCGCCGCACCGGATGATGGGTCCGGTAAGCGGCCCCACCGCCGCAGTTACTTCACGCGAGACTTCTATGGGATCGAGGGGCCAGATGCCGGATGACGCTCTGACCCCCACGCCGGGCGAGCCCGTCGCAGTATTCGAGACGGGCAACATCACCGACGCCGTAGACAAGGACAACTACTTCAGGAAGTACCTGGCCGAGAAGTACGTTGACCGGATGACGCTCCGCCCCACCACAGTCGGAGTGAAGCTCCTCAACTCCGCGCTCAACCTGATTACCCCGCCAGAACGGCTCGCCCTGAAGCACCTCGTCAGGTTTCTCAGGACGCAGCACAAGAACCCCGACCCGCGCAGCTTCGCGCGAGTGTGCGGGATCACGCCCCAGACAGCCATGAAGGTCTACGCGCTGGCCGACATGCGCGACCTGGCTATCTCCGGCGGCGAAGTTTCCCCGGAGGAGATGGCTGCTATTACCAGCGCCGCCTCGGGCACGACGGCTGACACCATCCAGTCGCTCTATCAGGTCGGGGCGCAGGCTCTTGAGAACCTCAGGAGGATACTGGCCAAGGGCGGTCTCACGCCGCGCGAGAACCTCGACATTATGAAAGCCTGCTTCGCCACCGCCATCAACATCAAGGATGCGCTGAAGGTGAAAGGCCAGAGCGGCGACCTGGACGACCTCACCGAAGAGGAGCTGGAGGAGAAGCTGAAACACGACCTGGCCCTACTCCAGCAGATCCGCGCCATGCAGCGTGCGCCGGGAGAGAGCAATGGCTGATCCGAGAGAAGTCTACATCTCGCACATGGCCGCCGCGCGCGAGAAGCTGCGCCGCGAAGTGCGACTGGACTTCTTCTCGTTCGCCAAGGTGGTCCTCGGGTACGACCTGTACAGGGACGTACACGGCCCGTTGTGCGACGCCATGCAGAACGCCTATTGGGGGCGAGGCGAGCATAGGATTTCCGGCGGCATCGACCGCCATTTGTATCTGATGCCGCGAGGAACCTACAAGTCTACGGTGGCTTCGCAGGCGTTCCCTATCTGGGTCCAGACGCAGAACGACCCGCGCAGCGCAAGGAAGGACAACTCCTGGGAGCCGCCCCGCTCGTTCAATGGCAAGCTCGGATACAACCAGATGTTCATCCAGGGCTCCGAGATCGACGCGAACGTGCAGAAGTTCGTCACGACGCAGCAGGATCTCATCCAGTCATGCCCGATGCTGCTGGAGCTGTTCGGCAATCTCTATCCGGCCAACCTGCTCGGCAAGCGTCGCAAGTGGAGCAAAACCGCCTACAACAATGCGTGGCGCGACGACTTCCGCACCAAGGACCCCAACGTAGGCACCTGCTCGCTGGAAAGTGCGGCCAACTCGACGCACGGGGACATGATGATTGTTGACGACCTTGTGGGCGAGAAGCAGGCCGGGACACAGGTAGGTTTTGCCGCCACGGTGGATTTCTACCGGCGCTCCATCCCGATCAGCAATAACCCGAGCATCCAGTTCTGGATCGGGACGCGCTGGCACGACCGCGATCTGTACGGGTACTTCCTTGAGAGCGAAGAGGAGCGCGGCAAGTGGCACGCCATCATCGAGCGCGCCATCCGCACAGAGCAAGAGATCGCGGCCGGCAAGCGCAGGCTGTTCTTTCCGCAGGTACTCAGCGACTCGGTACTGGAGGACAAGCGCACGTCGATGCGCCCCTCCCTCTTCTCGTGCAACTACCTCAACGAGCCTATCGACGAAGAAACAGCCCTGTTCAAGCCGTCCTACTTCGAGGACTGCTACTTCGAGCTGCCGGTTGGCGACAAACTGGATGCGTGGCTCAGTACAAAGGCAGTCTTTACTACCGCCGATACAGCCATCAGCGACGACCGCGAGGCGTGCGAGTCCTGTATTATCACGGCGGCGTGGGACCACCTGGGCCACATGTGGGTTCTGGAGGTGTGGGCCAAGAAGGGCGCCAACCCGAGCGAGTTCATCGACGAGCTGTTCACGCAAAACGAGCGATGGAAGCCGCGATGGATGGGCGTCGAAAAGACAGTGCTTGAGCGGGTCATCCGGTTTTTTGCCGACCGGAAATCCCAAGAGATCGGCGTCTGGCCGCCGTGGAAGGAGCTTTCCCACGGCAACCGGAAGAAGCCCGACCGGATCTTCGCTCTGGAGCCGTATGCCCGGCAGCACAAGATCCATCTTCGGCACGGCATGGAGGCGCTGGAGACGCAGATGGTTCGCTATCCCAAGGCGGACCTTGTAGACCAAATCGACACACTTGCCTACCAGGTGGACATCTCCCACACTCCGACCCACGAGGAAAACCAGGAGGAGCAGCAGGAGGAGCGCCGCATCGTGCGCCCGACCGAGCTGGCGGCGGCCCACCACAAATATCTGCAATCCCTCGGGATCAGGAAGTGCGACACGCAGAAGGCGGCGCGAAGCTGGAGGACGCTATGAGCAAGATCGACGCAGTAAGGCATGGCCCGTGGAGGAAGGTTCGATTTGCGGAGTCAATGTCTGAGTGCGAACACTGTGGCGAGCCGTACTGTCATTATCACGGAAAGCATTTCTGCGACTGTGCCTGCATAGGGCCGATGGAAGATGGCGTAGAGTACGAATACCGTGACGGCGAAATGTACGGGCGCAGGGAGATCACCGTAAAGGATGGGGCCTCACGATTTGCAAGTAGCGCCAACGGGAGATGCTCCGATGCCGTTGTATGACTACGAGTGCGCCATCGGGCACCGATGGGAGCATATGAGAACCATTGATGAGCGCAATCTTCCGACAACGTGCCCTGAGTGCTTTGGCAACGGGCGGCTGATTATCGCGGGCGCTCCGGCCACCATCTGCTACGCCCAGGACGAGTGCAGCACGAAGCATGGGCCAGAAGGCGTCACCTTCACCGGCCCCCGCCAGCGCGCCCGCTGGCTGAAGGAGCATCACCGCGAAGATGTCGGGCGCGAGGACGTGGGCTACGTCAACCGCCGCCGCACCGAGTTCCGGGAAGAGAAGAAGAAGGCACGGCGCGCGGACTCAAAGCAGAACGCCATCAAGATCGCCAAAGCCCTCGGAGCCACCGGGGACGAGATCGTTCGCAAGATTGACCGGGAGCCAAAGTGGCAGGGGTTGTAGATTTCCTGAAAAACGCATGGGCCGGTCGCTCCGGCGGCAACGCGCAGCCCCGCCCTGTCCAGCCCAATGTGGACGAGGACGAGAAGCAGCTCGTCGCCCGCTGCGTCGAGATGCTCAAGGAGGACCAAGAGCTGCGCGACAGGCAGACGCAGTTCTGGCGCCCGTGCTTCGAGTACTACATGGGTAAGCAGGTGCCAGAGGACATGCCCGAGTGGAAGTCTGATCTCGTGCTAAATGTCGTGGCGTCCACCATCGAAACCACTGTCTCCATGCTCGGCCAGCAGCGCCCGCGCCCGGAGTTTGAGGCGTCCGAGGACGAGATGGACGAATACTCCGAGTTCATGGACAAGTGGTTCCAGGACTGGTGGGAAAGTCAGGACATGGATATCGTGTCCAGCGACGTAGACAAGGCCATGCTCGCGCTGTCCGGCGTCGCCTACTACTACGTTGACTGGTGCCCGTTCGAGAAAGAAACAATCTGCGAGGAGATCCTCCCTACGCGCTTGTGGGTGTCTCGCGGCGCCCGCGATCTTCAGAAGGCGCGCCGAGTAACCATGCTTCGCATGATGACGCGCAGCGAGCTTCTCCAGGCGTTTCCGGAAGCCGAAGGCAAGATCGTCGAGGGCGGGACGATGATTAGCCACGATGACAGGTGGGTCGAGGAGACACAGCCTGGCTTCGTGTCGAGCCCCACGTCGCAGCAGTACGGCCCCAGGCTTGACTCGGGCGGCCTCTCCTCCAGCGAGATCACCTACTACTACGATGTGGAGTCAGGGCTATCTGCCACGAAGGACGAGGAGATCCAGGTTTTCTACATGTGGCTGAAGGACTACCGCACCATCCGCACGCACCTCATGGAAATGGAGACGGGCGAAGAAGTCCTCAACGAGCGCCCCATGTATCCAGGCGGCCGGCTGATCGTGATGGCTTGCGACCGCATCATCTTCGACGGCCCCAACCCGCGCGCAGACGGCAAGGTGCCGATTGTCGATCAGCACTGTTACCGGGTACCGGGCCGCTATTACTCCAAGAGCCAGGCCCTTGATTTGCTTTCTCCACAGGACGAGATCAACAGGACCGCGCAGCACCTCGTTGACAACCGGAATCTGACTGGCAATAACCAGTACAAGTACCGCAAGGGAAGCGGAATCGAGACAGCCAAGATCGTCGGCGGGATGCCGGGACAGGCCATCCCTGTTCTGGAGATGAGCGACTACGAGCCCATCCCCGTCCCGCCGCTTCCGGGCTACATCGCTGACACCTACTCGATGCTCATGGGTACGGTGGAGCGGGTGAGCAACATCCCTGCAATCGCGCAGGGCATCCAGCAGAAGCAGATGAGCGGCGTGGCCATCGAGCAGCTTCTTTCCAGCGTGAACGTGGCTGTCTCTTTCCTGATTACCTCCAAGGAGCAGGCCATCCGGAACCTGGGGGCAATCGTGCTGGCCACCGAGCAGCAGCACAACGAGCAGAGCCGGGTGGTTACAATCACAGACCCCATGACCGGAGCCATCACCAAGCACGAGCTGACGCCGGAGCAGATCCGGCACGGGTGGGGCGTGAAGATCGCCACTGGATCGAGCGTCCCGCTGAACCGGGATTCCAGGATGAAAATGGCCATTGAACTTGGCAAGCTCGGGATCTACGATCCGATGTCGGTACTGGAGTCGGTGAACCTTCCCGGAGCCCGGAAGATCCTGAAGCGCGCCCGGATGCAGCAGGCACAGCAGCACGCCATGGCGCTAGAGATGGCCAAGGCCAAAGCAATCGCCGGCGGAGCCCCCGCAGGAGGCGGGCCGCCCTCGCCCGATGCAGGGGCGCCCCCGGCACCACAGGCAATGAACGGCCAGCCGGTCCAGTCCGGGCCAGGTGGCCAGGGGGTCTACTAATGAAGATGACCATTGGCCAGGCACTTCTCGCCCGCAAGGGTGGCCACAACCCGGCGTCGGCCCGCCAGCCGAAGGGGCTCAAGGGCAAGAACCGGACCCTCGTGAAGCGCAAGCCGATCATGCGGAAGCGCGACACGGACAAGTGCTGACATGTCGTGGATTCCCATTGCCATCTCCGTAGGCAGCGCGCTCCTAGGGGGACATAAGAAGCAGTCCGGCGGCGACACGCAGCTCACGCCCTATCAGCCGTACCAGCCGCCCCTTGTCGCTGAACCGGACATCGAGGAGTACTTGCGCCGGATGCGCGCGCTCCGCGAGAAGCTCACCAGGTACACCAGCAACGAGCCTCCGAGCCCGGAACTGTAGGAGACTGCAATGCCGAACATCGCAAATCTGATTACCGAGGAGCTTTCCAAGGAAGAGGGCGCGGCGCCCGAGATTCCGGCGGAGAGCAATGCTGCCACCGAGGATGCGGCCACGGAGCCCGATGTGGCCGACGAGGCGGATGGCGAAGAGAACCCCGAGGCCAGCGCGCCGGAAGGTGACGCGACGGAGGAGGGGTATGAGATACCCGGCGTGGGAGAATTCACGCTGGATGAACTGAAGGCCGCGTTGGACGCCCAGGGACGCCTGACGGATGCGGAAGCGAAGCTGGCTTCCGCTGAAATGACGACGGCCGAGCTTGAAGAGGCTCGCACTCTTCAGTCGATGCTGCAATTTCCCGCATTTCGACGTGAACTCCAGGCCCTTGTAGACAGGTTCGAGAAGCTCACCCCCGAGGACGCCAGCAAGGGCGAACCCGGCGAGCTGGACCTGTCCGGGATCAAGGACCCGCGAGTTGACCAGCTCCTCAAGGAAGTCGAACCCCTGCGGAAGATTGCCGCTGACGCACTCATCAAGGAAAAGCTGGCGGAGCATGACAGGCTCCGCGACTCCTACATCGAACGCTTCCCCAAGATCGTAACCAAGGAACTCTGGGACAGCACCGTCCAGTCTCTCCTGAAGGAACACGGAAAGGCGCTGCAATTCCGCGATATCGAGTTTGCTGTAACCAAGCACATCGCGGAGAAGGGCATCACGCAGGCGACGCAGAACGCGATAGCCGAGGCCGCCAAGAAGGGGTCAAGGCTGCTCGTTCGGCCCAAGCCCGCCGCTGGCGCCCCGCCGAAGCCGGCCGGAAAGCTGAGTCGAGCTGACTTCCAGAATCTCCTCGTTGCAACCCTGGAGAAAGCGTAAACCACCGGGTAGCAACCCGAACGAAAGGGAAACAAAGTGGCGGTCGTAACCAAGACCATCCCGCTCGATACCATCAATTCGCTGACGCAGGAATCGTGGCTGCCCGGCGTCTCCGATGCGATCTGGGGTACGAACAGCTGGCGTGAACTCCTGTACAAGATGCGCGCCAAGCAGAACGGTGGCGTGTCGGTCAACCGGACCATCATCTTCGGCGAAGGTCCGTCCGGCTGGTATTCCAGCCTCGATCAGCTCGACCTGTCCACCGCCGACATCGTGACCACGGCGCGCTATCCGTGGTTCCAGGTGTACGCGGGCGCGGCAATCGAGTGGAAGGAAGAACTCATCAACTCCGGCGCCGCCGCAATCGGCTCCGTTCTCCAGACGCGCCTCGATGTCATGGAAGAGTCCATGGCGCAGCGGCAGGGTCAGGCTCTCTACTCGGACGGCTCGATTGCCGAGATGATGCCTGGCCTCCTCGCCCACATCTCCACCACGACCGCGATCACCATCGGCGGTATCTCCGCCAGCACGAATCTCTGGTGGCGCAACGTGATCGTGAACATGTCCGGTATCCCGCTCACCCTGTTCAAGCTGAAGCAGACGCTCGGACTCGTGAAGAAGGGAAACCGCAAGACCACGCACATCATCACCACGCAGGCGATCCACGACATCATCTGGGCGCAGGCCCAGGCCGGCCAGCGGCAGGTCAACACGAATACCGCGACGCTCGGCTTCATGGATCTGGCCTTCGAGGGTATCCCGATCATCGTGGACGATCACTGTCCGGCGGGCTACCTGTTCGGCGTGAACATCAACGAGATCCAGCTCTATTGCCACAGCAACGACGACATGAAGCTGTGGGGATGGGCTGGTCCCGCCGACCAGATGTACAAGACCAACAAGATGACGTGGACGGGCGGCCTGGCGAGCAAGAATCGCCGCTTCCAATTCGTCATGTACAACGTCACGCAGTAACAGCACTGGCCAACAGAAAACCAAACCCTATCTAGGGAGAAGGAAGCAATGGCGAACAACTCTCGTGGCCAGTTTGTCCAGGACAACTTCGATTTCCTTTGCGGGGAACCGAAGGTCATGGGCGCTGGCATGTGGCTCAACGAATTCCAGAACGCGGTGTCGGACGGCAGCTCGCAGGTGTACGCGCGCCTGCGCCCCGGTCAGTCGGCCCCGCAGACCTACGACGGCAAGAAGTACCGCTATGTCGAGATTTTCGGCGGTGCGGTGGCCGAGGGCGACCTGCTCGTGCCCGCCGATCCGATTGCCCTGACGGCGGTCAACACGTCGGCGTCCGACAACCTCACCGTCACGGCGACGGCCGGCGCGCAGATTTACGCCAACCAGTTTCGCGGTGGCTATATCTACGCCTTCGTCTCCGGGACGAGCTGCCGTCGTCGTGTCGTTTCCAACCAGGCGGCGGCCAACGGCGCAACGGTTACGCTCCAGCTTGAGCGGGCGTTCCCGGCAGACCTGTCTACTGCGACGGCAATCATCTGGCACCCGTACCGCATGAAGCAGTACCCGTCCACGTCCACCGGCCCGCGCTACATGGTCCATGGCGTCTCCTTCGGTGCGGTCAGCGCACCGACGGGTACGGCGTGGTACGCTGGCGGCGCTTCGTATTACGGCTGGATGCAATGGCTCGGCTCCTGTGACCGCATCAAGTTCACGGGCGACATCACGGCACTGTCGGCCACTCAGCCGCTCGGGCTCGTTCCGGCGACCACTACTGCCGGCACGGCCGTTCAGCAGGGCACGACTGCCGCCAACCAGAACGTGTTCGGATACATCGACCTGGCTATCAACCCCGCCACTACGACGTCGGGGCCTGGCTATGTGTCGGGCATCCTGACGAACTGCCTGGGTTAATCACAACACAGCAAACCACTCGCCGGCCGGGTATATATACCTGGCCGGCGAGAAGGGAGCGCGATGGCCGTTACACTCTCAAACTTCAATCGCATTCCGGTTGGTAATCAGTGGCAGGTGGAGGCCGACGTGACGTTCTCGGGCTCCTACGTCACAGGTGGATCATCGGAAGCGATCACTCCGGAGTCCCTTGGTATGCAGAGGGTTCTAAGCCTCGGCATCGGCAACAAGGGTGGCTATATGTTTGAGTGGGACAGTAGCACCGGCAACGTACTTGTGCGGTGGTCTGCTCCGCTTGTCGCCTACCAGAACCCAAGCCCTTCTGGCTCGGCCGCTTCCGTCAAGACTGGCGTGGCGCCCGCCTATGGGTCCGTGAAGATCGAAGCATCTAACTCGCCGGCCGCCGACCAGACTATCCAGCTTGGACCAATGCAGGAAGTCCCGGCCGGAACACCGCTATCGTCTATCACCGCGCGTGTTCGCGCAGTAGGATTCTAATGGCTACAACGCTCACCGTTTCAAATGCCGGAACAATCGAGAATATCGGCAACATGAAGCTACTGTTCTGCTCCGTTATCTTCGGTGGTACCTACACCACCGGAGGTGACGAGGTAGATCCGGGCAAGTTCGGAATGGAGCGCATCCGCTACATTTCGTTCCAGCCAGGCGACTGCGTGATGCCAACCGCCATCATTCCGACGTTCATTCGTTCCACGCCAAGCGCGGCAGCCAAGATCGGATTCACGGACGTTTCAACGCTCGGACAGCTCGCCGGCGCCCACGCCATGAACAACGCGACATTCGACTGCATGGTTTTCGGGTACTGATATGGCTGCCGCGCCAACGGTTGCTGTTGCTCACAAGGAGATCATCAACGACCGCTGGCGCGTGTCGGCTACTCTCACCGCAGGGGCAGACACCTATGGCAACATTGCTACAGGATTGCCAGTAGTTCCGCAAGCCTATGGCATGGCCGTTGTGGATGAGGTGCAGATCGAACCGCTCGACTCCGGCACTGTTGGGTCCGTAGGTAGATTCATACCGCAATACGATCCAGCCTCGGGTCGCATTCGCCTGTACTTTATGGACGCAACAGGGGCCACGGCATTTGGTTCAGAGATACCGGGCGTTCTAAGCATGAACAACGACGTTATCCGATGCGTCGTCATCGGGAGGTAGAATGAATATCGAGGACTTCACCGGGGCGCGCTGCAAGATTTCGTCAAAGACGAACGGCACGACTCCGGCCTATATCAACTTCGATTCCGACGCCACGGCGTTTACATGCGCCACGGCGGTCGGGTCGAACACGGCCTACACCTTCACGGCGGGCACGGAGCTGGCCGCCACGGCGAACAAGTACAACGGCCGCAAGTTCAAGGCGACCGGCGGGACGGCCGCCAATATCAACTTCAGGCCGACCATCGGCACCTACAACGGGAGCCGCGTCCTGGTGTTCAATGAGCTGCCCCTATCTACGGCGCCGGCACTCAACGACACTTTTGTCCTGGAGGCGGACTATGACGCGCAGGACAGGTATCTCTACATCCTGCCCGGAATGACGATCTCCGATGGCTCAACGGCCGACTCTGCCCGATGCGAGGTCACACAGGGCGGCATCGTCACGCACGCCTTTCCGGTCCCCGGAGCCAACCTGTCGGCCCCATTCGTGATTCGCAAGATCGACCTGTCGCTTGGCGCCCCGCAGCTCGCGTTTCGCCGTGCCGTCAGTGGTACGCCCGGCACACCGACGGCATGGTCTGTCGGGTGCGAGTTTTCCGTCTACTATGTCGCGGGTCCGTAGATGAACCTGCAAACCGAGATTGGTGAGCTGAGGTCGCTCCTGGCTGAGCCGTATCGCAGCAACGACTCGGACGCATTCTTCACCAACCCCGAGTGCGCGCGCTGGATCTACTCCGGCGAGATGGCGGCTTTTAATTCCCTGCCCGACGACGCACTGGCCTCGATGGCCGTTGACTCGGGGAGCATCTCGCTTTCCGGGGCGTCCGGGTTCAACTCGGGCACGGACGCTACGGTCAACTGGAGCAGGGTGCTCGGGGTGTACGTTGACAGGAATGGCCTTTCGGTGCGGGCGCGCATTGTGTCTGCCGCCGAGTTCTATGCCGTTCGGCACAGCCCCGAGATCACAAACAACAAGCAGCAGCCGGCAATCGCCACCATTGAGGGGCAGAGCGTCCGCATCCAGACGAGCGACCAGCTCACGGCCTGCGTCGTGAAGTACCTGCCGGTCCCCACGCAAAGATCCAAGTACTACAGGGGCACCACTACGGCAGCAGGAAGCAATGTTGCCGTGGTTGACGCAACGGCTGGAGGTATTTTCTCTACGGCAGCGTGGTTCAATGGATGCAGGCTTCTCATGCAGACCGGCCCGGCGCGCGGCGTTGAGTCGCTGGTGAGCGGATGGGCTACCAACACCTACACGGTTGGTGATCTCGGGGCCACATCAAGCAGCGGAAGCCTGTACGACGTGGGACAGGTCAGCTCGCTACCCCCTGAGTTGTACCCGGCTTGGATGGCGTATGCTGCGTTTCTAGCCGCGAACAAGAAGGCGCCCGAGAAGGCGGCCGGATTGTATGCTGCCTTCGAGAATCTGGTATCCAGGATCAGCGCGCGCTATGCGAAGGGAAGCCCGGCGCGCGCGGACATTCAGCAGGAATTGGAGACGTAATGGCGACTCTCCGTGAACAGAGCGGCGCGCTGTCCGCCATGATCGCAGACCCAGGGGAGAAGCGCGTTTTCCCTGCCGAGAAGATCGCATACCTGAACATGGCGCAGACCGCCATCGAGGGTATGCTATGGGACATCGACCGCACCAAGTTCTCCGTCATTCAGAAAATAACAGCAGTCGCCGGCACATCGGATTACGCCGTCGCATCTGACGTGCGCGACATTCAGCGCGTTGAGTACAGGGGCTTCGACTGTACCCGCCTCGCGCAGCGCGACTCCGGCGTCCGCTCCTACGGGCCAGCCTTTCAGCCGGCGTTCGGCAACAACCAGTTCTTCGAGGAGATCGGGCAGGACTCGCTCGGCAAGACGCAGATCCGGATCTACCCGACACCTACTACGCTCGATGGCGACCTGACGGACGCTATCAAGGTCTGGTACTACAAGACCACGCGCCGTCTGCATGAGCTTGGCATCTACAACGGCAAGGTGACGACTACCGGAAACCTGACCCAGTGGTTCGACATCCAGAATCCGTTCTATGGGTCCGGGTGGGACTTCTGGAAGAACAACGCCATCGTGCGCTGGACCAAGGGGCCGAACACGGGGCAGGCCCGCCTCGTTACCGGATACACCGCATCGACTGGACTCTTTCAGACGGCCGCCGTGACCAATACCATCGTCGCCAATACACACGAGTACATCTGCGACCAGTTCTCGGGACTCCCGCGACAGTATCACCACCTGGTCACGCTCTATGCTGCGTCGCTGGCCGCCAAGAAGGCGAAGATTGACGGCGGAGTCTACATGAAGCAATGCAAGCGAGAGATCGACATGATCCGCTTCAACTACGAACACGGCATCGACGCGGCCATGCCGGGCATGAATTACGGCTCAACGGCTCCGTACAGCCAGGGGGTTCCGCGATGAATTGGGCTGAACAGATCGCGCTCGTGCAGCAGATGCTCGGGGACACAAAAGAGGAGCATATCACCCGGCCCGAGATCGGCCTTCTCTGTAACATGGGACAGGCCATCGTGGGCGGGGTTCTTTCCAACATCGAGCAGGAGCGATTCGTTACGTCGGCCATCCTGTCGGGGACCGACACGGACGGGGAGTTCGCCCTGCCGACCGACCTGCGCCGCATCGTGCGGATGGAGTTTCAGGTGGGTGGCAGCGGCCGGCCCATCCCCATCCAGCGGTGGCCGGCGGAGAGCCTCAAGTCACTCATCCATAACCCGCTTCTGGAGTCCCTGCGCGGCGCGCGCCACTACTTCGTGGAGGTGGGCGGCCGGGTGGCGGATTACCTGCCCGGCCAGTCGCGCGTGCGTCTCTACCCGTCGATGGCGTTCGGTGACTCCGTGACGCTCTACTACGTCAAGATGCACACGGATCTGTACGACTACGACTTCTGGGACGGTAGCGTGACCTACAACCTGGGGGCTCCAGACTCGCTCGGTGACAACAACAACCCCTTCGCCGGCACCCTCACGACCAATGGCGTTGACGACAAGTGGTTGGGCGCGGAGCTGCTGATGAAAACCGGGTCGCTCGCCGGACAGCGCACGCGCGTCAGCAACTTCATCGGTGAGGCAGCCGGCCCGACCTATGGCGTGTTTAACCTGAACCCTTCGCTCGGCGGAAACCCGGTCAGCGGAAATCTGTATCAGGTTTCCATGGTGTCGCTCCTGCCGCCACAGCATCACCACCTGGTCTGCTACTACGCTGCCGCCCTGGGTGCGCCCAAGTGCAACCTCGATCCGGGCGAGTTCATGTCGTACTTCGAGGACGAGATGGATCGGATGCGAATCAAGTGGCTCAACAACGTGACGGCGAACGTGCCGGGGCAGATTCCCAACGCCCCGCGCCGCTCCATGGTGGAGGGGTAGATGGCCACGGGCGTAGCGTCGTTCTACTCGTTCGAGGACATCATCGGCATGGCTTCTATCGGGCTGCGCGACTACGGCATGAACGAGTTTGTGCCGGGGACGCTGCGCGCGCTGGCCGGCGAGGCCAACCGCGAGTTCGCCCGGCTGATCGGCTTCATCCGGACAACCGAGCTGCGCCCGCTGGTGCTTGGCCAGCAGTACTACGATCTCCCAGAAAACTGCGAGAAGATCGAGAAGGTGTCCATCAAGTACCCCGGCGACACCGGATTCCGGAGCCTGCCGTGGCGTGACGAGGAGCACTTCCTGACCGGCTTCACGTCGGCGCGCACCGGGCGACCGTCCTTCTGGTTCCCCAAGCGCGACCTGACGCAGTTCGGTCTGTACCCGGTTCCGCCACAGGGCGGACTGGACGGGCGCACCACCTCGTCCGGTAGCCCGTCTATCGTCAACTACACCGGGATTTCAGCGAACGACGCACACAAGGGACAGACGCTTCGCATACTCGACGGACCCTGCATGGGCGAGTCCGGCACCGTGTCCACCAACACCACCGGCACACTGGTCATGGAAACGCCGTTCACGGCGACAATCGGGAACGACGTGAGATTCCAGGTTTACACGGACACGATCTCGCTGACCTACATTACCGCAGGTAATGACTACTTCGTCCTGCCGACAGCCGTCACTGTCTGCGATCAAGTAGGGGGCGGGTATGCCAACCCCAGGCACGGGATCGTGTCCGTCACCGGGCTTGCCGTGCGGCCCATCAATTTCTGGAAGGGCTGCCAGATCAAGTTCACGTCTGGCACTAGCGCCGGCTTCAAGGGCAGGGTAATTGCATCAAAGTGCAAGGGGTCGGGGGCCGGCCAGACGCAGCTCCAGTTCTCTCCCGAGATGCCGAGCATCCCGGCGAACGGCGACGTGGCCGAGCTGTGCGACGTGCCGAACGTCCCGGACGCCTACCATGCCTCGCTGGTCTACTACATCATGGGGAAGTGCCTTCAGATCCACAAGCCGCAGATTGCCGAGATCATGCTGCGCCGGTTCGAGGTCAAGGCGAACCAGTGTTCGCAGACGGCCGACCCTGACCATAACGACGTATACGCCCAGGTGAAGCGGTGGGCGCCGGGCGAGAGGCGCCGGTAATGCCAAAGATCATCATCGACAACTTCTCGCGTGGAGAAAACTGGCGCGATAGCCCAAAGGAGATGGAGCCCGGCGAGCTGTACGGCGCCGAAGTTACCGGAACGTCTGGTGCCAGCAACATGCAATCCTCTACAAAAGGACGCATGGAGCGCCGGTACGGCGTGGCGCAGGCCGAGTCCGGCTTCTCTGGCCCGCTCGGAACAGCGGACGCCATCACGGGTGCGGCCATGTACCGGCCGTCCAACTCTGGCGGAAGCAAGATGCTGCTGTTTGCGTGCAAGAAGCGCGTCCACTCGGCCACCTACTCGGCCGGTGTGCTGACCTACGATGCGGATATCAGCGCGTCAGATGTGAACCTTGGAAACAACTATGTGTCCATGGCGCAATTTGGCGATTGGATGTACATGGCCGTCCCCCACCACACCGGCACGTCTGGCTACTCGTACCGGTTCGACGGCGTGAAGTCTGACGGGTCGTTCGGTGGAGTGAGTGGGTTTAACCCCAAATACCTAGCCGTACCGTCCATTGCCGGCATTACGGCCACATCGGCCAACCCTGGTGGCCGCATGACGTTCAACGGATCAGGCGGAGCCGGCGAGTATAGGTACAGATTTACCTATGTCCATGGTGCCCTGGGCGAGTCCAACATGAGCGCCCCGGTGTCCGCTTCTGCGCTTGCAGCGACAGCAACCGGCAAGGTCACGCTCGCTGCTATGCCGTGGACCGCTGCTGCGTACAGGAATGCAACCGACAGGCGCACCATTACCGCCGTCAAGGTTTACCGGACGCTCATTACTCCAAACCTGAGTGATGACTCCCTGAATACCTACTACCTTGTGGCCACCCTCACTACATTCACCGCAGGCTACACCTTCGATGACGTGAAAGACGACATAGAGCTGGTGAGAGCCTACGAGGGGGACGAGCCCTACTACGATGGGGCTCAGTTCGATTTCGAGCTTGTGCCTAGATACTTCTGCGCCCACAAGAACAGGCTATTCGCCGGGAATTTCCAGAACCGCAACAGTGGCAAGCTATACACCAACGTAATATCGTGGAGCTTCCTGGACAGGCCATGCAAGACGCAGGGTGCCACCGCAATCAAGGATCTGGATGGGTACGGGATTAACGGCCTGTGGTCGTTCAAGGGCGAGCTGATTGTATTCAAGGGTAACGAGGTGTATGCCGTATCCGGAAGCAACCCATCGGACTTCTCAACGGGCGGCCGCCCCGTAATTGGAGATTTCGGGTGCATCGCGCCCAGGTCGATTGCCGAGGGGGATGGGTATCTCTGGTGGCTGTCTGCGCGTGGCGTCGTGCGATGGGATGGCTATGGCGCGCCGGAGATCGTATCGAGCAAGATCCGCCCGTTCTTTGAACTAGCATCGGCGGCCGGTAAGGAGTCTGCGTGTGGCGGCTTTCACCGTGGCCGCTATTACATCTCGCTCAACAGATACGAGTCGTCAGTGTGGGTGTTCGACTCTAGTTACGCCTCGCCGGGGGCATGGTACAGGTGGGCCAACGCGCAGCTATCCTCTGACCTGAACCCCTATATGTTCCTGAAGCTGGACGAGGTTCAAGAGAACGGCGAGTTTTACATGCTGGCCGACAGCGTGGGCTCGTCGGGCGGGTGCCAGATTCGCAGGTTCCACGATGCAAGGTCCGTATCCGGCGCACCGCGATTCAGCGACAGGGTAACCGGAACGGACACGATGCCGACCTGCTATTACGACACGGGCTGGATTAATGCGGGGAGCCCGGACACCATCAAGAACTTCAAGTCGCTCACCATTGACCACGAGGAGCTTGGCGCCGGTGTCCGGATTGCTATCATCACGGATACCTGGAGCAATTACGTCCAATCCACGCTGGCGAACTCACTGAACCGGACGGGGGCCGGCACGGAGGCGAGCCCCTATTCGGGCGCCAGCCTGACGGGTAGCGTCACTCTACAGTTGCCGCAGGAGATTTCAGGGCGTAGGATCAGGCTTCAGGTGAATCAATCCAACCTGACTTCGACCGTCGTACAGAAACCGCTCTGGATCAACCGGATGGTGATCGACTTCGAGGAGTCCGGACAGCAGAGGCCATATGGCGACTACTAGCCCGACACAGAACCCCGGATCAGTCCGGGAGCGCAGGGTCACTCCGGACGACCTCGACGCCTCGTATGGTATCCCACTCACCCGGCTCAGGCTGAAGGAATACACGGTGCGCTTCACCGCTCCGGGGCAGATGCTCGCAATCCAGCATGACCTGGGGGTGATCCCGATGCTCGTGCTTCCCATGGCCGAATCGTCCGGGCTGGCCGCTGCGTCGTTCTGGCACGGACGCCCGCGCTCCGAGAGTTTCGTGTACCTGAAGTGTTCCATGGCACCTGTCGTGTGCCATGTGCTGATTGGGGGATAGCGATGGGCCAGCAGTATGACGACCGGGGGTTCCCGGTTCCGGACCCCAACAAGACGGAGCGCGGCAACGGCCAGACCGATCCTGGCGGTGGAAGCTCGGCCCCGCGCCAAGGCGGGATGTGGAATCGCGGCGGCCGATCCGGTGCCTGGGATGACCCCAACAGGGCGGTCGGAACAGAGGTTGGCGGCACCAGCAACCAGACCTATTGGGACTGGATCAACAATGCCGCGAAGGACCTTCCCGGCGAGGACGACTACTACAAGCGTCAGATCGGGCAGGTGCAGCGCGCACTCGGGGCGCAGGCGCAGGGCTCGGAGAATTCACTGGCCGAGGCCCTTGCTACGCGCGGCTTCGGCGCGGGCACGCTCACGGGCAGCGGCTACGCGGACATCCAGCGGCAGACCGGAGCGCAGCTCCAGACCGCGCTCGGTGGCATCAACGACGCCCGGTTCGCCGCGCGCGAGGGGCGCATCAACGCCGCGCAGGGCCGGGTGTTTCAGGACCAGCAGGCGTTCAAGAACTTCCAGTACCAGCTCCAGATCCTCAAGATGCAGCTCGCGGCGCAGGGCAAGTCGGACCAGGCCGGACTCATCGAGGGGCTGCTTTCCAACCTCGCGCAGCTTTTCGGTGGCCAGAAAGACCCCTACTCGATGAGCCCGAACGACCCCGCGAGTCAGATGAACCCGCCGGCCGGACAGCACTGGAACCCATAGGAGGGAAACGTGGCAGTCGATCTCCTTACCGCCCTTCTGGCCGGCGGGCGTGGCCTCACCAGCGGATTGCTCGCCAACCGCGAAGAGAAGAAGAAGGCCGCCGACGAGGCGCGCGCCCTCGCGTATCGCAACGCCCAGAATGCGCTGGCACAGTCAAACGAGGACAGGAACTACGCACTCAAGGTCGATGAACTCAACAACGTCAAGAAGGTCAACGCGCAGACGGCCGCCGACAAGGCTGCTGCCCTCAGGGACTACTATGGCGACATGGTAGACAAGTGGAATCAGGACCGCACATCGAGGGACCAGAACGTACACGACCAGATCAGCAGCCGTGAAACTATCGCTGCCGCTGACCGTGCGGTGCGTGAGGCTGGACAGGCGCTCGGCTCTGGACGCGCCACAATCGACGAAGCGCGCGGGCACGCCAACTCGCTGACTTACCAGCTTCAGCAGCTCGCGGCGCAGAAGTCTAAGGCGATGGCCATCCTGGCCGACCCCGTAGCGAAGAGGGATGTCCGCTTGGCGGTGGCGGCTCAGAACACGATTGCCAGCACCGACTCACTAATAGCTCTCACGCGCAAGCAACTTGACGTGGCGAACAGGATCGCGGGCGGCTACGCCGCATCTGCGCCCGTCGCGCCCATATTCAACTCGGCTGGCGAGGACACGGTAGGCATGGGTGTGCGCGGCGCCACCCCGGACGCCATCGAGACGCCCGCCGGAGCGGACACAGTGCGCGCGCCGCAGGGCAACCCGGCCCCCGCGCCCACGGCAAGCGAGTCGCGCGGCCCGGTGTCGTTTATGATGCCGACGCTCTACGATGCGCTGTCGAATCGTGGCGCGCCCGTGCCGACCGCCCCGACGCACACGCCCGGCCCCGTTCCACCCGAAATCAGGGCAAAAATTGAGAGCATCGCCCGGTCGAAGGGGCTCACCCCCGGCACCGCACGGTGGGACAAGGAAGTAGCGACGCGCATGATCCTCTGGCAGCGGCAGCATACGGCGGGTAGCCAGTAATGGCTGACTCCTGGGATTCGCCCGATCTCCTAACGACCGACGAGCCAGTACCCCAGAAGCCGACCGCGCCGCCGGCCGCCGCCTCGTGGGACTCGCCCGACCTGCTTACCGAGCCGGCCGCCGCCCCCGTGCACCACGATCCGTTCGTTACCCTCGGACGGGAGGCCATGGGTATCAATTCGGGAAGCATCACTGATCTGCCGCGCAACTTCTCTGTCAATTTCGCTCGCCACAGGGCACAGCGCGCATCCAGTATCCAGCCCACTATCGACCAGTTTGCCCCAGAAGGAACCACGCAGCACGCCATCGTGAACACCCTGCTGGACGCCTTCGATGCCGTGAAGTCGATTGCTGACCACTTCGACCCGAAGCTGGAAAAGACCCGCGCCGCCGCCCAGAAGGTGATCGACCTGACTGCCGCCGGCAACTACGCAGCGGCCGGCGTTGCTCTGCACACGTTAAAGACGATGAAGGGCGAGGCGCCGATCTACAGGTACGTCAGCGACCCCACTAGCAACTACGTGATGGGTGTGATCGACAAGGGCATCTACAACCCGCTGAAGGTCGCACTCACCGGCAAGGGTGAGCGTCCGTGGGGCTCGGATGTCATGCACGAAGCGGGCATCAAGAACCCGTGGTTGGCCACTCCACTTGGCCTGCTGTTCGATTTGGCTGCGCCGTCCCTCGTCAAGATCAAGGGTCCGGGCGCCCTGAATCGTGTCGGGCGGGCGGCGCAGCGGTATACCTCCGTCGCCCAGGATGTTGAGCGATTTGGCGGCGAGATGCCGGTATGGTCCGAGCTGGCCAAGAAGGGCGACAAGGAAGCCAAGACCATCGCCAATCTGCTGCACACCAACCCGGAACGCCTGAAGGCCGGACTCACGATGTCCGAGAAGATTTCAAGGGGGCAGGTCCACTTCCCTGTCGGAATCGAGCTGGCCGGCGGGGTAGCCAAGGCGCGCTTTGCCACGCCAACCTTCAGGCTCACCGAGGATGGCGTAAAGGCCCTGATGGACCAGGCGCCCGATCTCGTGCCGAAGGACTATCAGCTCGACCCGACAATTGGCAGGATTCTAACCAAGAGTGAAGCGCGCGCCATCCTCAACAACGGCGACAAGATGCTGGAGCATCTCACCATGGAGCCGGGGAAGGTTCGCGCGATCCCCCTGCCCCACTTCACCGGCGGCGGCGCAGAGACGCCCCCGCTGCCTCAACCTGTCCGAGACAAGATGGCGGGTGCGGCGCGCGCCACCAGCAGTTTCTTGCGCGAATACAATCCGGGGCAATCCGGCCCAATTGGGATGCTGCGTCGCGCCACGGCTACCACCAGCTACAACATCGCTGAGGCGTTTCACAAGTACCCGCGCCCGCTGCGCGACACGGGCAAGCTGGAAGATCCGGCCGTCTGGGAGAATATCAAGCAGTTCAACAGGCTCCAGGATTCCTTTATGGCGGGGCGCGCTGGCGAGATCCTGAAGGCCGCCAAGGACATTATGACCGTCTCGCCCGCCGAGCTGGCGCGCGCGAAGGCGGCCGAGGCCGGCCTGCCCTACATCGAGAGCCTGTTCGACAAGGCAATCAAAGACGGGCTCCCCGTCGAGTGGCAGCGCAGGATCATCCGTGCACTGGAAAACCCGCTTCTCGTGGCCGCCGAAAGCACCGACCCCGTACACGCCTACATGCTGCGCCACTGGAACACATTGGACGTGTACGAGATCAAGTCCGGTCTGTCGCAGACCATGCAGCGCATCAACGAAGCCGAGAACGCGGCCGCTGTGGCCGCCAACAATGGCGACAAGGAGGGCGCGCGTCGGCTGCTCGACCAGGCAGATGTCATGCGTGGCGAGCTGCGCCGGGAAGTGAAGCCGGTACGCGAGAGCTACAACCGCCACGTCACCGGCATTACCGCCGCCCAGGATGCGGGCGCAACTGCCCTGCGTGACGGCAATCAGACCCTCGCCAAGAAGTATTTCGACCGGGCCGACTACCTGCGCAATAGCTTCGACCAGCACACCGACCTCTACCGTGCCGTGCTGGATGACGGCGGCGGTGGCGGCGGTGGCGCGACTGGTACTCCCCCCCCGAAGCCGTCCGGTCTGACCCCCGGCCGGCTTGTGCCGAAGTCGGCGGCCGAGGAGGGCGCGGCGGCGGCGCAGGCCATCCAGCAGACCCAGATGCAGCTCGACGCGCTCTCGCAGGAAAGCGGCGTGATTGTGGACGCGGCGACCTCGACGCCCGGCAGCCCGCAGCAGATGGCCGAGGCGCAGGCGCAGCTTGCCGCCAACAACCAGAAGGCGGCGCAGCTCCAGCAGCAGCTCGAAGCCCAGATCCAGGAGGCCACCCGACTCCAGGAGAAGGCGGCCAACGAAGCCGAGATCCAGAAGATGCAGGACCAGGCCGAGAAGGCGCTCCAGCAGAACAGCGACGACGAGCTGCGCGCCACCATTGCTGAGATGGAGAAGCACCCGGCGATGGCCCGGCCGGCGACTGCCCTGAAGTCGGTGCGCGAGGAGCGCGCGGCCCTGTCCGCCGACCAGCGCGAGGCCCTCGCCAACCAGACGGTCGGGGACTACCTGAAGCAGCGGTACGGCGAGACGCCCGACGATTACGCGGCCCGCCTCATTGTGACCGCTGAGAAGCACGATCAGCAGATGTCCCGACGTGCTGCCAAGGCGAAGGCCCAGAAGGAGCTGAAGCCGATCCTGGAGAAGCCCCAGGGGCCTCCGGAGCGTCCGGCCCCGCCGAAGGGCGGCCCGTCGCTGACCGACGTGCGCCGGCTGACCGAGGAGCAGTCGGACATCGTGCCCCCGAAGGGCTACAAGCCGGGCAAGCCGTTGCCCGATGTCCCCGGATTCACCTTTGCCTACGGGTCGAACCCAAGCGAGGTGTTCGGTTTGCAGCATGACGTGGTGCCGCTGGAGGACGTGGTGAAGTCGCACGACCGGGCGGGCAACCTGAACCCGGCGCACCCGGAGAATCTCCAGCCCAGGGATCGCTCACGGCTGGTGTCCCGGCTTCAGATCCAGAAGATCGGCGGGCCGGGCATGAAGCCGGGCGCGCTCTTGGACGACTTCAAGTCGCTCGACCGGGGCGCGCCCATCGTCACGCAGGATCTCAGGGGTGTTGCCGGGCACGGCCGGCTGGCTGCCATGGAGGAAGCCGCGTCGCAGCAGCACGCGGCCTGGAAGGCGTACCAGGAGCAGCTCCCGCAGGCCGCCGAGGCGGCCGGGGTTCCAGATGCCGCCGCCAAGGCGGAAGCGATCCGGGCGCAGGGCAAGACCCCCATCCTCGTCCGAAAGGGGCTCAACCCGGCCGAGTACGAGCGGATCGCGCAGGACAGCAACGTCTCCGCCGCAGCCGGCATGGGCGACTTCGAGACGGCCCTGCAAGACGCCAAGGGCATCACCGCGACCAACCTGGCCGAATTCACTGTGGGCGAGGCCCCAAGCATCGAGAAGGCCATCTCCTCGACAGCCAACCGGCCGTTCGTCCAGAAGTTCCTGGCGAGCCTCCCGGAGAACGAGGTAGGCAGGGTGGTAGACGCCCACGGGAATATCTCGCCTGGGGGCATCCGGCGCATCCGAGCGGCCCTTCTGGCGCGCGCCTTCCCCGGCGAAACCGGCAAGGCCATGGTGGAAGCCTTCATCGAGACACAGGATCTCGGCGTCAAGAACGTCGAGAAGGGGCTCGTGACTGCCCTGCCCGATCTGGGGAAGGTGGAGGGGATGATCGAGGCCGGCGCCCGGCCGAAGGAACTGGCCATCTCCGGCGACATCTCCAAGGCGGTGTCCGTGCTGGCCCGGCTCCGGGCGGAGGGCACGCCGGTTGAGGAGTATTTGCAGCAGGGCTCGCTCTGGGAGCGGGAGACTTCTGCATTTCAGGACAAAATTCTGCAATTCATGGATCGGACTAGCCGGTCCCCTGGTTCCCTCACCGACGCCGTGAGCGGCTACGCCAAGGCGGTTGAAGCTCTCCCCAACGAGGGGCAGGCCGGGCTGTTTGGTGAGGTGAAGCAGGTCAACAAGGAGGAACTCTGGGATGTCGCGGCAAAAAAGGCTGAGGGCACGCTCGAAGGGCGGAAGCTCGCCGCCGCCCAACGCAAAGCCAAGCCCCCCGAACTCGACCTCACAGGCACCGCCCCCGCAGCAGAAGCGAAAGCTCCAGCCGATGCCGAAGGCGGTACACGACTGGCGGAGGGAGCCGGAGAAGTAGCTCGCCATCCCATGCTCAACGCAAAGCAGAACGAGCTGCTGCGTGAGTTTATGGATGGGAACAAGCACAAGGATTTTCAGGATATAAAGAGCAGCATCGCCGGGATGCACGGACCCAACGGTAGCGTCGAGATCACCAAGGGCAGGCTCAAGATCGACGACAAGGCTGGCAATGTGGCCACGCTCCCCATCGACGAGGCGCTACTCAAGCACCTTGGCCGTGGAGTGGAGGGCGCCCCGCTGAATGCCGGGCAGCTCTTCGATCAGCAGGGCCTCTCACACATGTTTGATTGGGGCGAGAGTCGCGCCAAGACCCTCGCTGACGGTGACGCGCAGGCCCGCGAATGGGAAGCAATGCTCGCTGCCAAGAAGTTCAAAAGCCCCGGCGAGCGGCAGACTGTTGTCAGGGAGCTTGAGGGCTACAAAGAGGACCGCGCGAAGTTTGTTGCGTTCCTCGACGCGCACCCCGAGATCGAGAAAGAGCTGTTCCCTGCCGACACCCATCTCGTGAAGCCCGCGTGGTTCGTCGACGAAAAGCAGATCCTCGACGCCCCGCCCGGCACTACCTGGCACAACGTCGGCATCATGCCGCCCGACAAGCAGAAGCTCATCGAAGAAGGCCACCGCGTACAGCGCGGATGGGTCACGAATACCGGAAGGTTTGTGACCAACGAAGAGGCCGCCGATGAGGGGCTCAAGATGCTACGGCCTGGCACGAAGCAGGGCGGCGCCGGCACCGTCTCGTTCATGGGGACGGGGCACATGATCGACATGGCGCGCGACATCCCCAGGCAGCTTACCGGCATCTTCATGCGCGACAAGGAAGTGGCGGCTGAGTTTGCCGGGCGCGCCACTGATGAATTGCTCACTTTCACGCCCGACATGTGGAACCGCTACAAGGCGGTGCGGGACATGTTCGACTCCCTCATCTACACGGAAGAGGGGCGCGGCGTGCTTATCAAGTTCATCAAAGAATACTTCCCGCACAAGTACGAGGAGATGGCGGACAAGACCAGAAGGTCCACTCTCTCATGGCTCATGGCGGGCACGCCGGAGGGGCCGGTACGCACCCCGTCTTTCTCCAAGGGGCGCGGGCTGGAGGACACGATTGCCGAGATCAACCGGGCGCATGAGGCTATTACCGGCAAGAAGCTCATCAGCGAGTCGCTCATGGGTGGGCTGCTGAATCGCGCGGCGGAGTCGGCCTACTTCCAGGCGTCGTTTGACTGGCTGCATGGCGTGCTGAACAGCATGGCGATGTCGGGCGAGGAGCTACAGGATGCGATGAAAGCGGCCGGCGTCAAGAAGATCCCCGGCCCGGCGGCTGCCGCCGACATCATCAATTCCAGCTACCTCATGGAGAAGCAGGGCGCGGCGCCCGAGCTGGTGTCCGAAGTGCGCGCGCTGGAGCAGAAGCTCACCAAGTACGGCGTGCATCGTCGCGGCACGCTGGAGATGCCCAACTCCGAGCTTGGCGTCGGCAAGCGACTGGTCGACATCAAGGAGAGTGGCGCACTCCCCATCAAGCAGACCGACCATGTGCTTCAGGATGGGGTGGATGAATTCGGCAACAAGAAGTTCAAGGTGGTGCGCCGCGAGTCGCTCGACCTGTCGCGCGAAGTCCGCAACGAGCTGATGCGCCGCACAGGCGAGAACATTGGCGACCGCGTGACGCGCAAGCAGCTTGAAGCGTGGATGGATAAGGTCAAGACATCGGACGGCAAGGCCCTGCTGCAATCGGCGGCCGAGAAGCTGCGCGCTGATATCCAGGAAGCCTACACCGCGCACCAGGAGCTTGCTCCCAGGTATCAGGTGTTCATCACCAAGGGCGAGATGTCGAAGATCGGCAAGCTGTGGGACGAGGCCCAGAAAACCGGCAAGGAGCCATTCCCCGGCTTCCTCGATGCGTGGTCCGTGATTCGGGATCGCGGGATGGCTGACATGGCCAACCCGAAGGTCACGATGATTAAGATGGACCCCGGATCGGTGCCTAACTTCGAGAACCTGAAGATGGTCGGGCTCCACTACTATCTTGTGCCCGAGACACTTGGCGAGCATATCAACCACCATATCTACAACGTGGCAGGTGGCGGCGGCAACAACTGGCTGGCCAAGACCCTGAAGCCGATCAATGATGCGACGCAGTTCTGGAAGGGTGCGGCGACTGTATATATTCCGCAGTACCACTTCCGGAACATGATGCAGAATCTCTATCAGTCTCATGCAATTGCAGGCATGGACCGGATGGAAAGCTACGGGCACGCCTTTAATGACCTCACTGGCAAGGCGGGCTCGTTCACGGATGGTAACGGGATCACGCGCACGTTCAAGAGCTTGTCCAAGATGCGCGAGCAGTACGGAGTATCGGGTACTGGCTTCTATGGTAGCGACCTTGAGACGCTCCTTGGTAGCAAGAAGGTGGACCCGTTCGTAGCCGGCCGCAAGGCGGGGCAGTTCATCGAGGACTACTCGCGCACGGCTCTCTGGTACGACGGCATGGCGCGTGGCCTGTCTCCGTGGGCGGCGGCCATGCGCGTCAAGAAGTTCCTGTTCGACTACAGCGAGCTTTCGCAGTTCGAGCGCCGGTACTTGCGCCCCTGGTTCCCGTTCTATACCTGGATGAGAAAGAACCTCCCGTTGCAGATGGAGCAGCTCATCCAGAACCCGGCAAAGGCTGGCATTCCTGTCGTCTTGCAGCACACACTTGGCGAGGCAATCCATGGCCGGCAGCCGAGCAACGAGGAGATGCAGACCCTCTATGACTCCAGCCAGACCGGCTACCCGCTTGTTTACAAGAACCGAGTGGGCGAGGACAGGATCACGGGACTTGCGGGGCAGATGAACACCACCACTGACCTGTTGCAGACCTTCGCCGCCGACGAGAATCCTGCAATGTCAGCGCTTAAGATGGCTGGTAACATGCTTAACCCGCTCATCTCCGTGCCGGCTGGCGCACTCGTCGGTCACGACATCAGCAGCGGCAAAGAGGTATTCAGGAAGGGCTCACGCAACAAAGCCACCGCTATGTTCTTGCCGGGATCAGGCGAGAAGCCGGTAGCGGTTCCCTCCGATTGGGCGTGGGTGCTTAGTCGCATGGTCCGCGTATTGGCTATCTACAACAGGACAGTTGCCGAGTTCAGGCCAGGCGATAACATTCTCAAGAAGTTCCAGATTGCCGTGCAGTCGGCCGTGCTAGGGACTTCATACAAAGTGGACTTCGACAAGGCGTGGGAGCAGCAATTCAAGCACGCCAAGGCCGAGGCCGCGATGAAACCTAGCGACATCGTGAAGCGCGAGAACACGCGCCGGGCTAACCTGCCCTTGCCGCTCCCGCCGATGAGCGACGGTGAAATCAACCGCGTAATCAAGGACTACGAGGAAGCTCAACGGAAATACGTTGAAACGTCCGATAGACAGCCGTAAACTAAAGACAGCCGCACCAGTGGTCCGTCAACCATGGAGATGCGTGGATGAGTGAACATATAGAGCAAGAGGGGCAAGAAGTGGCAAGCGGTAACAGCTCGGTCACGATTACCCCCAATACGGGCGTTTCCATAGGTATGATTCTAACCATCATCGGCGCGGCCATCTGGATCACCAATGGCCAGGCGCGCCTCGAAGCGAGATCGCAGCGCCTCGAAGAGTTGGTTGTTGACCTGCGAAGTTCCGTCGCGGCTACATCCGGCGCGGCGCAGGCAACGTCCAACCGCCTAGCAGACCATGAGGCGTGGGCCAAATCCGAGGCGGTGCGGATTCGCATGGCACTGAACGAGGAGCGGCGCAAGGTCGGCCTGTCTCCTCTTCCTGACATCAACCCCTACCAGGATACCGGGCACGGAGGTAGCCGATGAGTGATACGAGGCCGTTCGCGCGTATCGAGGCCGGTAGGTACATCCTCAGTGACGGCACGCCGTCGCACTTCACCACCGCCGAGCTGTCCTGCAAGTGCGGCTGTGGCCGGCACGACATGGACCAGCAGACAATCGACATGATCGAGAAGGTTCGCACCAAGTTCGGCGCCCCCATCTTCCCCAACTGCGGCATCCGGTGTGAAGCGCACAACCGGGCGGTCGAGGGGAAAGAGCTGTCTCAGCATCTTCCCCGCACCGAGGCCGGCGTGATCGTCTACGGCAGGCAACCCGGCGGCGCTGGTCGGGCCATCGACTTCAACATCAAGGGCTGGACTCCAGCCAAGGTTGGCCGCGTACTGGATCGAGACGCGGCAGAGGTAGGCATTGTCGGGCTCGGGGTCTATCCGGGCTTCGTTCATGCCGACACCCGGACTGGCGCGCCCGCGCGCTGGTGAAGGAGAACACCGTCATGTTCAAGTTCATCGCTAATCTGTTCCTGAAGGGCGCCCGCTCGCAGGCCCTCGCCAAGATTCTCGGGCTTGTCTGGGCGGCGGCCGGCATCGTCAAGGACAACGGCATCAAGGACGCCGGCTCGCTGCTGGCCGCCCTGAAGGCCGCCGGCCTGGGCTGGCTGACTTCCCTCATCCTCGACAAGTGGCAGGCGGCCAAGGCGGCCGACAACGAGACGAGGCTGGCCATCGCCCGGGTCGAGATGGTCAAGGCAGGCATGTCGCCGTCCGTGGCGCCCGCGCTGCCGACCGGCGCGCTCGAAGCCCGCCACTACGAGTGAGCTGGTAGCCACTAGCCGGTCTGGCTAGTTCTGCAATTTTCTGCAATCCACAACAATAGGAGCAAGTATGGCAACCCAGGGAGATCCCAAGACCCCGCCGGCCGAAGGGTCCGGCTTTAGTCACACCCCCGAGATCCAGCCGCCCGCGCCGGCCATCTCGCTCACCGTCGAGGGGGCGGCGCAGCTCATCCGCGCGGCCTCGGGCATCCAGGACGACAAGACGCCCATCGAGCCGCTGCTGATGGACGACGCCGGCAACCCGGCCATCCCGTACCCGATGAACCAGAAGGCGGTCTACGACAAGCGGCGCGGCTTCGAGGACAAGCTCATCGCCACGATGGATACCTAGTCGAGCGGATCGCGCTTCTTGAGTAGCTTTCGTGGTTTTGTTCCATGCGGCGAGCCCCCGAGTATGATGTAAACTCCGGGCTCGCCGTATTCTTTGCGTACAATCATCTCGTTTATATTGGAGTCGTCGGCTATCAGGATGCCGGTTATCGAATCAAAGACAGCGCGCGTCAGCTTGTCGATGTCGGGCTTCGTGATGTGATCCTCTCTCTGGACTGATACCGGCCTCGGGAAAGTGAACAAAAGATCAGCCTTTATCGGGCCGGCAAGTGGGAGTTTCCCCTCCAAGTTTTCCCTCCCATCCTTAAATACAGACGCAGCCTTTGACACGGTAGAGCGCCACGGCAGCGTAGCTTTGTTGGTCTCGACCATAATCCCGCCGCCTGCATGTTTCTTGCTGCCCTGCGGCGCCGGAAGGCCGTACACTTGAAATGCAATCACGAGTTCGTAGGGCATACCCACTCCTCTATAAAAGTTGCGCCCCAACCGGGGGGTGAGTTCCAGTCGGGGCGCGTTCCGGGCGGCCCTCTCAGGCGCCCGGAGTTAAATTACCGCCAGATGATTGCGTGCTTGTTCTTCGCAATCGACTGGCCAGACAAGCTCCACGTCAGGGCCACGCCCACGCCTCCGACATCATACTGCCAGTTGAAAGCCACGATGGCCTTCTCGAATTTCCGGTAGTAGATGCCGGAGCCGAACGTGCCACCGGACGCATTGATCTTCTCGGTGTAGATCCTGGGGCACTCGTTACCAGAACCGTCAATGTACTCCTCGGGCCGGCCGAACGCGCCAGGGGCGTACCCGAAATACTGCCACGGCTGCTTGAAGTGACCAGACAGCTTTGGTTCGAGCTGTCCGACCCCGTCCATGATCGACGCCATGGCGGCGAGATCCTTCGCGGCAGCCTGATAGGTTAGCCACGAGCCTTGAGCCAGGTACTCTATCGAGCCGTTGACGATACGAACGCAGCCCATGTCGATCATCTGCTGGTCAGTTAGCCCGACGTTCTGGAGCCACTGAGGAATGGCGCTACCCCACTCCGAATGGATGAACATCAGCCTGTTGCTGCGCTTCGTATTGCGGAAATGCGACTGGATGGTCGGCCACTCGTTGTCGGGCTTAGTGGACGGATAGATGCCCTGAACCATCCGGCCGATCATGTTTGGAGCCGGCGGCTGCGTTCCGTTTGGCATGAGCAGCACATCGGGAAGCAGCGCGCACAGCGCCGCGTTTGCCGCCGTCCATGCCGCATCCTGAGCGGCCCTTCCGGCGGTGTCGCCAGAGCTAGACATGAGCCTTGTGCGCGTCGTAAGCGACCCGTTAAATAGCGCGATCTCCCATGATGCGCCACCGGACTGCGTAGGCACCGCCGCCAGCGAGTTCTGCATCTCGTCGAAGAACAAGAAGTCGTACTGGTCGAATCCACCGTGCATAAAGTACCTGCGGATGTTCTCTGCAAACCACTGGCGCATGGCCGGGTTTGTGATGTCGATCATCCTGTACAGGTTGGTGTTTCCGTCCGAGTACACAATCCCGCCGGAATTGTTGGTGAACTTGAGGAACCAGTCGTTATCCAGGCAGGCTTTATAGAGCTTGGTCCGGAATGGCCAGTAGATGCTTGTCCCGTTCTCGTTCGTTGACCACGAATTGCAGTTGATACCGACGAGAATTCCGCTGTTCATTGCCTTGAGCCGCGATGCAGCATCCTCGATGCCGAAGTCGTTTGTGGCAGTCGTAAGCGGGTTCGTCACCTGCTCGTCAAGTATGACTACCTTATGGTTGGCCAGGGCACGCAGAATAGAGTCTCGTCCGGGTGTCGTATCGTTACTGGCGCCCCACTTGTTATTCCAGTACAGATTGGCGTACTGAGGGAATGCGCCGATGAGAGCCGGTGCGTTTGCGTCCGGGCGAACAGGGATAGTAGCTACGCGCCCACGGATAATCGACTGCGGAACGGAGACGAAGGGCGGCGGTGGGGGCGCCGATGCGTTGGTTGTTTTGCTCTGGACGTTCGACAGCCCGGATACATTTCCGTAGAAGTCGGTCGTCTTGAGCCCAAAGTAGTAGGTGGTGCCCGGCTGGAGTCCAGTAACGACAAACGTCTCAAGGAAACCGGCCGTCTGGTGCGGAATGTTCTCACCGACGACCGGCGTTGCCGAACCCCAATTCCCGTTATTGATCGGGAAGGGGGCGTAGCGCAGGTCGTAACTCATGGCCGGAGTCTTTGCGCCACCGGCAGAGTTGTCAAGTACGGACAGCCACGAAAGGCTTACCGTGCTTGACGTGACTCCGGTGACAGCAAGCGTTGTGATTTGGTCCGGAGGCAAGACATCAACCAGTGAGTCGTCAGGGATCAGTGCGCTCACGACGTTAGACAGCGCGCTGATATTCCCACTTGCGTCCATGGACTTGCAGGCAATGTACACCGTAGCCATTGGCAGGAATGGCGGGTCGGCCGTGTAGGACTGAGCCACGCCAGCCCCGGCCGGTGTCGGTGGCGCCGGAGCGCCCCCCGCCGATGTCGAGGGGGAGTCGTCCCAATTCAGGTCAGTGATTGGCACCTCGCGGAATCGGAAGTCGTAACTGACCGGGCTTCCGGTAGGAGCCAGCCAGTCGAGCCGCACCTGCGCCTGCGTGTTGTTAGCCGAGTGCGGCACAACGGTTGCCGTCATGCCGGATATGGCGGCCGGCGGAGTTGTGTCAACAGCCGGGTCAGTGACCGCACTTCGCATGTTTGAGATGCCGGACCAGTTTCCGGCCGCGTCTCTCGACTTGATGGCGAAGTAGTAGGTTGTACCCGGCGCGAGTCCCATCACGGCAAACCCGGCATCGTCTCCAAGTACGGGCTGCGGGGTGGTTGCCAGTGCGGCGTTGAAGTTATCGTTCGTGATGCTGGACGTTGAGTACCGCATATCGTAGCCGGTAACGCCAACGGCATCGGTCGGCTCGGTCCAAGTAAACGTAACCGTAGTGTCGGTCCATCCCTCGACGTTTAGATCCGCGATATCGGTTGGGGGTGTCGTGTCTGGCGTGACCGGCGTACCAGAGACGAACAGCGCGCCCTCACCATTCTTCAGCGTGACGGTTGTTGAGGCCGATCCGCTGACGGTTCCATCGCAGTCCGTTACGCGCTTCCACGTTCCGGCCGGAAGATCAACGGTGACAGCCCCGGTTGCATCGCATCGCTGCGTGTCGCCACCCCGGTTGCGAACCACCGCGAGCCCGTTGGTATAGGTGCGCTTGTGGATCTTGTAGGTGTAGCCACGCGGGTCGGTGCCGGTGGCCATCTCGACCGGGGCGCCAACGGGCGTGCCTAGATCCACGTTCCACAGCCCGATTGTATTGTATTGCCAGCTTCCAAATCCTGATGCGTTCGGCGGCGGGTTGTCCTGGGCATGGGGAACCCACGAGTGCGGGTAACCCACGATCATGCAGGTGCTACCCGCAAAAACGCTGTACTGCGACACGATCCCCATCATCACCTCGAATGCGGTGAGTGTGTCGGCGTTGCCGGTGTTGGGGACAGTGAAGCCTGCCGTGTTGTTGTCGAGCGTTGATCCGACATAGGGATACAGCATCGAGCCCGCGAACCCTGTACACCAGAAGTCCACACCGGCCGCTCGGCACGCCTCGGCCTGGTTGTAGATGCTCATGGGGATATCCACGCCATCGTTGCGAATTGGAGAGAATTGAAACTCCATGAACAGGCAATGAGCGGGCGGCCCGTTCGGGTCCGGAGAAGTGTCAGAGAAGTCAACGTAGTTATTCTTCCACTGAGTCGTGCCGATGCTCGGGGAGTTGGCCACGTTGGCTACAATGTAGGTCTGCCGGTTGCCAAGCTCGTTCGGCCGCGTGTCGCAGTACCGTTTCATGTCCTGGAGGTACAGGCCCATGCCCTGATACCAGTGCCAGTCGTTGTAGCCGCGCGACTTGAAGGTGACGGCGGTGTTCTCGGCAATAATGCCGGCACCGTGCGGAACGCCGGCAGTACAGGGGCCGCCATTGTCGATGAATTGATCGGGCTGCCCCGGGACGTGTACAAACGTGCCACGCAGCAGGTTGCCACTGGTCCAGGTGTCGCTGGTGTTCCGGTAGATACGGTAGGTGCCATTGCCGGTCGAGTCCCAATCCAGCTCGACGTACTGTGAGGTCTTGGATGTGATGGTGAGGGCGAAGGAGGGGGACGCAACACCCTCTTCGGTGGCGCTAACCATCGGGACGACCTTGTAGTAGTAGGTTCCAGTGGCGGCCCATGCCCCGGTGCCGGTCTTGACGTACTGACCCCACACCCGGCGACCGGACAGGCGCGTGTCGCCATCGAGGCTGGCAATCTCGACGTTGAAGGTCTGGAAGCAGGCGTTGTCGTGCCAGATCCCGTCATAGAACATCCCCGACGCGAATGGGGTTTGCAGGATCGTCTTGGCGTAGTTCTCGTGGGCGGTTCGCGCCAGCGCGGAGCCGAAATTGGTGAGGTAGCGGGTTCCGTTGTAAACCGGGATGCGGGCCTCGGCCAGCGTCGCGGCGGTGCCGAAGGGTCCACCGTATCCCTTCACCCGGACATCGCCAACGCCAACCAGGTTGACGGTAGTGTCGTTGTAGAAGTGACGCAGCGCGCCCTCGCCGGCGGCCTGTGCCAGCAAGAAAGCGAGCCGGTCGTCAACCGAGACATCGGAGATTGTCAGGTATTGCAGAATTCTGGATTGAGGAGAGTTCTGGCGGTAGTAGATGGCGTCGTTGACTCGTGGCCCGTCGATATAAACGGGGTTGAGTGCTACCATCTGTGACCGTGTTGCGCTGTCGGTGTCCGACCCGCCATTGTAGGACACCATCGCGCGGCGGGGCCTGGCCATTACTCAGCGCGATCCTTGGTGATCTCGCACCCATAGAGGAATCGAACGAGGGCGGACAGGTGGAGCGCGACCTGCATGTCGCTGTCACCGAACTGATAGACGCGCTCGGTGGTCCCATTCGGGGACTCGACGATACAGCTTGCGATTGATCCTTCCGGGTCCTGGGAGTTGACCATGGTCGAGTGGTATGCTCTGAACTTCGGCATTTTGCATCCCCTGGTTTTGGGTTGGTGCCGGACGGGCGGCGCTCGCCGCTCGCCATGGAATTCTACACCTCTACGGGTTCCGTTCCCACTGGCGATTCTGTTCGTCGTGAATGAATTGCCAGTGCGCCCACCAGATCAACAGAAACTTGAGTAGGCTGGTCATGTCTCGTTCCTCACTCCTCCACCAGCGCGAGGGCGGCTCGGAGAGCGTCACGCGATTTAACTTGAGCTAATGCCGCTTCGCTCACCCCGGTGAAGTCTCCTCTGGCCGCTATACCAGCGATCACGTTGTCGGCCTCTTGTGTCACCCGCGCCGCCTCCGCTATCGCCAGCAAAGCGCGCCCTTCGTCGATCTTCAACAGGTAGCCCGCCTCCATCTTCTCCCTCAGCGCCCGCAGGCTCACCTTATCCGGCATCGTTCCTCCCGGCCAGCGCGGCGATGAACGCCTGAATGTCAGCCAGGCACCCCGCGCTGTAGATGGTTTGATGTTCGGGCATGTAGATCCATTGCGGCCCGTAGTAACGGACGAGTCCTAAGGAATCGTGGGACCTGTTGTTCACACACCGCCACGCGGTCTTGCTGGCCTGTTCAAAGTGGATAAACTGGTACTTCGTGCGCAGCGTCGGCTTCGTGTTGAGCGGCAGCGATGCCTGATTGTCAGCCATCGTTCCTCCCGGCACGGGCGCGGATTTTGCAGCGCAATCGTCGCAGGCATCCCGGCGCAGAACGTCTTGCGCCTCGGCATATATCGCAGCTTCGCGTCCACACTCCATTGCGCACGCCTCCCGCTCCTCCGCCACCGCCTTCTCCTTCTCCTGCTCCGCAGCGGCGAGCGCGGCCATGAGCGACTTCTCCCGCTCGATCCACGCATCTTCCTCAATCTTCCAGCGTTCGATGGCGCGCTCCAGCCGCGCCACGTCAGCCAGGGCGGCGCGGAGGCGCGTGGCGAGGTGTTGAACCGTGAACCCCATGTCGTTCCAGTTCCGTGCGTGCAGGTATGCGGCATCTTTGTCCGCCTGTTCGAGCAGCGCCTCATCCTCGCCCCCCACGGGGGCGGGCTCGGGCTGCGACTCGCGGAGGAGGCGGCAAAGGGTAACGATATGCCGACAAAGCGCGTCCCCGGCGTTGCAGTGGCGTTCATACTCAAGATAGCCACGACCCTCGTTCCACTCACGAATCAGCGGAGTACACCGCTCCAGCGCGGCGGCGATACGGTCGGCGCGGGTCATATGCCGTACTCCTTCTTGATCCAGTCGCGCACCGCACGGTCGCTGCCAGCGTGCCCGTGCGGGTGCGTGTCGTACCACTTGACCCAATTCGTTATCGCTTCTGGAGCCTTCCTGCCCTGCACCTCCGGCGCGGGGAGGGGCTTCTCGGGGCGCCCCTTGCAAATCACCGTTCCGTCAAACGCCACGCGGCCAGTCCCTTCCGGCATCCATCGGCCACACTGGCCGCAGTAGTCCACGCCATCCTCGTTCCAGCGCGAATGGGCGGGCTCGCCACCCTGATCCGCCTCCCGCATCGCGCCCGCGCCGGGGGAGCGGAGGGCGGCGATGGCCATCGTTATCGCGTCATCCTGATCGTGGTCCTTTGTGTACCGGGCA